CTTTCCCGCCTCATTGAATATCTCAGGACTATTAATTAAATGTTATACTCCACAACTCAGAAAACTAGATGACTACTAAGATTTTGGGTTGTACCTATTAAACACAATTATCATGGCTAAGAAACTTAAGAAGAAAACTTCAGAGGAAATACTTACTAAACATGATCCTCTTACTCCGCTTAACCTGAAGGAAATCGGGGATATTAATTCCGACCCCTGCTTTGGTAAAGCATACGACCTTTCCACTAAGGAATGTAAACTCTGTGGAGACTCCGAATTATGTGCTATCAAAATGTCTCAGATGCTGAAGGTTACTCGCAAGGAACTTGAAGAGAAAAACCAATACAAGGATCTGGATATTCTGGAAGATGTAGCAGGGATGAAGAAGTACATGAGAGGATTAATCCGGAAAGGTAAAGAACGTAAGGAGATTATAATTAAAACCTCTGAGAAGTTTGAAGTGCCTAAGAAAATCGTACGCAAAATATATAAAGAATTAAAACAATGAACAGACCATCCATTCGTTACACCCGAGTACGAAAGGTAAAACCTTTAGCCCGGGCAAATTCGGGGGATGCTGGACTTGACTTCTTCTTCCCCGAAGATTTAACAGTCAACCAGCTTTTAGAAAAACAAGCTGAACAGGTACTTAATACTTATGGGTTAGAATTTACCGTGGGAAAAGATACCTGGGCCCATGGTTGGGTCCATGATTCAGGCCAAAATGATCCTCTATACTTATATGATCAGCCCATTGATGCTGTAACAATCAGACCTCATGCTCGTATCCTTATCCCCTCTGGTATTCGGGTATTACTCGAACCCAAGCAATCTATGTTTATGGCAGCTAATAAGTCAGGAGTATGCACTAAAAAGGGTCTTATTTTTGGAGCTGAGATAGTAGACTCTCCTTATACTGGAGAAGTACACATCTCTCTCATAAATACTAGTAATTCTAACGTAACTCTGAAACCCGGAGAAAAGATAGTACAGTTTATTCATGTACCCATTTTTGATACCGAACCAGAGGAGATACCTAAACAGTTATACGAAGATATGGCTAAGAACTGGGGGACCCGAGGAGATAAAGGTTTTGGTTCAAGCGACGGTGTGAAACTTTCCTTAGAAGACGAACTCGCATTACGTGATGCCCATTACTCGATCTAAGGACTATTCTAACTTAACATTCAAATAAACAGATTTTATATGGATATTCGAAACATCAAAGAGGAACCACCCAAAGTAGAGGGTGGAGCTTATCTCGAGAAAATGTTCGACCTGCAGAAAGAGTTAATGGAAGGCTATATCCGTATTGAGGGGCTACCTCAATACCCTATTAACATCAACTCTAAAAAGTCTCAGGTAGTTCTCAAGGATTTTGCTTCTCGAGTAGTAGAAGAATTGGCAGAGGGTTATGAATCTACCCATTATGCCGTAGAAATGATGGAGAAAGTCGGTTGGAACTTAGACCTCTTATCTAATAAGGAGTATAAGATGCTCCTTAACCATATACAGAACTCCAATGAGGAACAGGCAGATGCCTCGGCATTCTTCCTTGAGCTTCTCATATATGCCGGAATTACTCCACAGGATTTGAGGGAATGGGCATTAAGCCAATTACCAGAAGACTCAGAATGTGAAAGTCGTCCACTTCTAGAGTTACTTATGATAACGGGAACTAAGTTACTTAATTCGTTTGATTCTGTTATACTAGAAGATACCGGGAGTCTTCAATATGAACTGTTATCCATAGACCGTTTTGAGAATGCCGAGGATTATCTTAAGGTAAAATCCTATTGCCCTGGATTTCATAACCTATCCTCACTTTTTCATCACCGAGAAATGAGCTACCTATGGCAGATACAGTATCACCTGGGAGTTGGTAGAAACTTTCTAAAAAATAAACCTTGGAAACAGAGTGGAGAACTTTCTGATGAAGCTCCATACTTTGAACACCTTTTCCAGGGCATAGCTAAACTATTTGGTTATCACGTAATAATGGGGATTACACCTGAAAATCTCTATTATCTCTTCTTTAAGAAGAACCGGGTTAATCGCTTTCGCCAAAAATCTAACTACTAATGGCAGGATGGAATAAACCCTTGGGGCTCGAGATGAACACGGATGAAACATGCCATCATCTCGAGTTCCATACTTCTCAACAGGCTTGGGAAGGTATAAATGAGGCATTTATTCGTCTCGACCCTTCTTTATTCGATCAGGGAGGTACGGCTAATTCAGGTGTATCTGTATCTTATAACATCTTCGTTAGAATAAAGAGGGCATGGATGGACCCCGAATTTGATTTCGGTAAGTACTTTAATTACACGGATAGTAAGTGGACTACTCTGCTTAACAATTATATCGACTTCAATAAGTTAGACTTACTTAGAAGCCGAATCCGTTGTATGAAGCAGAAGTATAACCAGAATTATAATTTACCCTACGTATTTCATAACACCCATGATAATGGTAAGCAATGCCTACTAACGGCTACTTTCTCTAAAAGGTTCCAGCAGGATACCCCAGTAATCACCATACACTTAAGAGCATCCGAGGTTACTAAGAGGCTGGCTTTTGACCTTCTACTTGTTCAAAGGATGGCTGAATACGTATATGGGCCCGACCAGCCAGTTCAGATTAATATCTTTGCTTGTCAGATGTATGGCAATGTTGAAACATTGCTCATGTATAATACCTATAAATCCATTAAAAAGGTTATGAAAGGTATGGATAAGAGTAACCCTTGGTATCAAAGGGTAATGGAGATATTCAAGAAATTCATGAATGGTCCTGAAAGCGAATTTTCTCGTTTCAAGGTATTTTTCAGATCTTATAAGGTTATCCGAAGAGATAATTATCCTTATAAACCTCTACTGGCAAAAGACTTAACTATCGAGGATGAAGATATAGAATACCCAGAAGAGTGCATATCTTATTCTCAGAGGAGAAAGTACAAGCAAAAGTATTTAGCAAAACTAAGAAAGGAGGCTAATGATGGAGTTCGTAAATAAGTTAGACGAAGTACCCCTCTATCAAATTGAAAAGTGGCTTAAAGATTGGGGTAACTTATATGTACACTTTAAGGGTAAGCTTGTAGCTAAGGTAGGAGAAGCTATACATTCAGAGACTGGAGAAACTCTTTACCTGTACAAGGAATATGTACCCGAGTTAGAGGACTTCCATCCAACTCAAACTTGGGCTAGGCCTATGGGTATGTTCTTAGAAAATAAACCCTATTCAAATGAACCCCGATTTAAGCCGGTTACACCTATAGAAGCAGCTAAACTATTATATCCCATAATTAATCAACAATATCTCAAATTAAATTCTTAGAACAATGAGAATATACGAAAACTGCGAAGAGCTCATGTCTGAAATGGGCAGAGACCTCTGGGAAATGGGCAAAGAAGTTAAACCCAAGACCTATCAAAACAAGAACATTGAAGGTAATGATGACTTTGTAACTAAAGAATTAATATGTGAGCAGTACTGCTTAACTTCTCTCGATGAAGTTCAGTATCTGTTCGCATTCACCAAAGATAAAGCCTGGGCTGAGGCTGAATTTGCAGAACGCATCAAAGGCGAAATAAACCCTGGTTCTGCATATAAACTTCGTCCTGAAATGTGGGAGGAATTCCTGGTTCAGGATGGAGAGGGTCTCCTCCGTTTCGACTACTCCTATGGTGAACGCATCAATCAGGCAGTAACCTATAAGGGGGGTATCCACAAACTCATCGAGGCAATAGCTATCCAACTGGCAGAAGACCCCGATACTCGCAAAGCAATTCTCCCAATCTATGGAACCTATACTCGTTACAATCACGACGAGGAAGGTCACGGATGTCCTAATGGCTATACCATTGAAAGGGACATAGACTTCATGGATGGTGCACATCGCATTCCCTGCTCTATGTACTTCGACTTCCTTCTCCGTAATGGTAAACTGAACATCTGTTATCATCAAAGAAGTTCTGACTTTGTTCAGCATTTTGGTAATGATGTATACTTGGCCTGGAAACTCATGGAATATATGGTTGAACTCATAAATAGATACAAAAAATCTGATGAAGATGCGGTAGAAGTGGGTTATCTCTATCACACCATTGATTCTCTTCATGCCTATAAAAAGGATTGGGTATTCCTTAAATCCAACATAGATGACGTACTCAAGAATAAAATTTAAACCCCCATACTCAGTATGAATATAAGAGGAGATATCCAATACTCTTTGGGTGTCTCCTCTTACTATGTTATTATATGGAAACAAGATATAAAATATTAAGCTCACTAAAAGAGGTTAAACAGCTTATAAAAGCCTGTAAGAAAATGGGTTATTGCTGCAACGACTTTGAGACGAATGCAGAGCCTATATATAAAGATACCTTTAGGGTAACTATCCTATCGGTATCCTTTATGCCTGGGTTTGGTTGTGCTATACCTCTTGACCATTTCCAAGCTGATGAGTATTATGCTTCAAAGGGTATACAATTTCCCCGAAAACAAAGGCTTAAAGCTCTCAAATGGATAGGTCATCAACTCATAGAAAACCCCAATATCACTAAATGTGCTTGGAACTTTAAGTTTGATGGTCAGATATGGGAACATCTATTTAAGATATTTTATCGAGGAGCTCTATTAGACGGCATGATAATGAAATACTTGCTGAACGAGGAGAAACCTCACGGTCTAAAGGAAATGGTTAGAAGATACCTCCCAAGTATGGGAGATTATGAAAAGGCAGAACAATTCGACAAGATACCCTGGGATAGAAAGGAACTCGTACCGCTTTGTTTTTATGGTTGTCAGGATACCGACTATACTCTCAGACTTTGTATGTTCTTCGAGAAAAAGCTTATGGATATAGGTATGTATAATACTTACCGTAACCTATTTGCTACTGGCTCAAGAGTACTAACTTCCCTTGAAAAATGTGGTTTATACATAGATACCCAGTTCAATGAGGAACTTCTACACTCCTACAAGGAAAAGATAGATGCTGCTAGGGAAACTGTTATGTCACTCCCCCGAGTAGTTAAGTTCTCCAAACTATTAGCTCAAGAGAAGATAGATACTTATCTTCAAAAGATTCAGGATGAATTGGATGAAATGGACTACAGTGACCCAAAGAATGCTAGAAAGATTGCCTTGAGGGAGCAGAAGATAGCAAATATACGGGCTGGAGTATTTACGACCAAGACTGAGTTAGCATTACTAGATCCTCCCAACCTTAATTCCAATGTAACTCTCCCTCTACTTATGTTTACTCACCCAAAAGGGTTTAAGTTCCCTGTTATAAAAAACACGGATTCTGGGGGGATAAGTACAGATGAGGAAACCCTGATTAAGTTAAGGCTAACTGTTGAAAACTCAAATTCTCCTAAAGCTATCTTTCTGGATAAACTCCTTGAACTTAGAGGTTTAGAGAAGATGTATAAGACCTATATATTGGGTTGGCACGAGAAAGTACAATCTGACTCTCGTCTTCATGGGCGAATAAATATTATAGGTACCGACTCTAATAGATATTCATCTGCAGAACCCAATCTACAACAGATACCTAAAACCTCTGTAGACCCCAATATTAAAAAGCAACTTATAGCTCCAAAAGGAAGACTTTACTTGGCATATGACTATTCTCAGGCTGAGTTAAGAATGATGGCTCATCTTTCAGGAGATGAGACCTATCTTAAGGCATTTAGAGAAGGGGTTGATCCTCACCTTGCCATTGCTATTAATAAGTATCATGCTGATCCCGCTGAAGCGATTGCTGCTTATAATGATGAACAACATCCGGATTATAAATTATGGAAAGGTAGACGTAAACAGGCTAAACAGATTGCGTTTGGTCTTATTTATGGTATTGGTCCTGGCCTACTTGCTGAGAAACTATCAGACCCAAAAGAGGGGCTTGTAGTTACTAAGGATGAGGCTAAACAGATTATGGATGAGTTTTTTGAAGAACATCCTAAAATCAAGAAATTTAAGGATAAACAAGAGAGATTCCTTCGTAAGCACGGTTATTATCGACAGTTGTTCGGAACAAAGAGAAGACTTCCTGAGATATGGGGCGATGATCATGAACAGCAGGCTTATGCCATACGCCTTGGCCTTAATTTCCCCTGTTTAACTCCAACATCTCAAGCATTAAGTAAGACTAAGGGTTGGGTTAATTATGAGGAGCTAGAACGTGGAGATGAAATACTTGCCTTCAATAGAGAAACAGGTAAATCTGAGTGGCAGCCAGTAATCTCGGTAAATATTTTTGATTACAAGGGCGAATTGGTAAGGTTTAAGACTAAACATTTGGACGTACTATCTACTCCAGACCATAGATGGGTGGTTAGTTCTACTAAAAGAATTAGTGACTTAACTTCTACAAGGATTAAAACTTCTGAGGAGTTACTAAATTCTAGAAGGAGTTTAGCTATACCCATTAGAGCAGAACATAACAATCTTAATGTTAAAATATACCCTGATGCTTGGATATCTTTTATAGGTTGGTATTTAACTGATGGTCATATGATGAGGAGAGGTAATATCCGAATAACTCAGAGTATCAAATCAAATAAGGAAAAGGTAGACATCATAGATGAGTTGATACAAAGTTTAGGGGTAAGGTACTCTGAACACTTAGCCCATCACGGTGATATCAAAGTATGGACTATCCTAGACAAGGATTTTGTACAAAGGATAGATGCTATTGTACCGGGCAAAAGGATGGACATGAAGTTTATCTCCTCCTTACCTCAGAATCAGTTAGAGCTCTTGTTAACTAGTTTGAGATTAGGAGATGGGTGGAGTATATTTGCTTCTAATAAAAGAGACCAAGCTGAACTTGTACAAGCTATTGCAGTACTCTGCAATAACTCTTCCTCAATGTTCGAGTTATCTCATGAGGGTGATACCTCTTACTTCAAAGAGCCAACTAAATATGGTCAAGAATCAATAACGGCTACCCAAACAAGTTATGGGGTTAGGTTCTCTAATTTCCGTAAGTCGGTTAATACCCGAAACTCTTATAACTCGGAGAATAATTTATCTAAAGAACCCTATGAGGGTAAAGTATGGTGTCCCACAGTACCTTCTGGAGCTTTCTTTACTCGAGTTATTGGGGAGGATAAAAGATACCGAACTATCATAACCGGTAATTGTCAAGGAGCTGCAGCTAATATGACTAACTTTGGGTCAGTACTCATTTATTGGTTAATGAGGCAAGGTAAACTTCCCCGGATGGAGGAATGCTGCACAGTACATGACTCTGTTTATCAGTATACTCTACCACAGTACATAAATGTATGGACGGTATACACTATCTGGAATATATTAAGGAACCCAAGTACTAAACATTACTTTGGCTTTCAGATAGATGATGTTAATATGTCTATGGACTTTTCTATCGGGAGGACCATGGCAGAGGAACTACCTTTCATACCTCTATATGACTATAGAAAAATGCTTGAACCAAATTTTTCAGTAGAGGAATATATGGAAGAGCATAGGAAATACAAGAGTTTAGATATTAGTGAATACCCAAAAGTTTTCAGTAAAGAGATTAAGCAATATGAGCAACAGTTCATCCAAGAACATACCTGATAATATTACTGCAACCTGCCCGAGATGTAAACATAATAATTACATCCCTGTAAGCAAGTTGCAGTATTTTCGTGATACATTAGCCCCTAAGGGGTTACCCTGCGTTATCTGTGGATTTTTAATACCCAGTGATTATTTTATAACCCATACCCACAACAAACCCTATCAAAGTATTATGCACGGATGAAAACCGAGATTAACAACCTGAAGGTAAAGTTCCAAGGTAGAACCTTAGAAATAAACCTTCAAAAAGAACTAAGCATATCTGAGAATTTAATCAATTCCCAGCTTAAAGCTTCTCCCTCTAGTTATTATATACTATGCTCTCTGAGAGATAAATATATAAAAAGACGGGATATGCTAGAAAGAGAAAAAGATGCTACCTATTCTGAGCTCTGGATATATTTCAAGGAAGCTAATGAGAGGTGGTCAAATGAATATGTTTCTCATAGGGTTAATTCCCATAAAAAATATGGGCAAATATACACTCGATATCTCAAGGCTGTGGATAAGGCAAATCAATTCATAGCCATCTGTAGAGCTTATGAAAACCGAGAAGCTATACTCCGTTCTTTGAATGCGAACCTGAGAAAAGGATAACTATTTTTAAATATAAACTAAATAAGTTGATACAATGAATCTTCCTAACAGACAAATCCCAGTATGCTTAGCTAAACAAATAGCTAGGGTACTTAAAGGTAAGGGTCTCCCTTCTCCCGGAAAGGTCCTTATCTGTACTCCTTCGGGAGAGATTACCACTCAGAGTGGCATAATTCTATCTTCAGTAATTAATGAAAAAGACCTTCCTCGAAAAGGCGTTATTATTCAAAGTAATAATTTGGAACTTTTCCCGAAGGAACAACTTATGGTTGGTACAATCGTTACTTATGGTATGTATGCCGGAAAAGAGGTCAACTTTGATGAAGACACTCTGCCGTTCATAAATCTCAAGGACTATAAGTTTACGATTCTTTCAGAATCTGAGATAGTTTACATAGAAACCAATAACTAATATATTATATGAAAGAAAAAAAGAAAAAGCTATCTTCTACTGGTATGACCACTAAGGAGAAGATGCTGGCTAGAAAGAAGAAACTAGAAGAGAAAGGTAAAAACTCTGGTTTTATCTTCTGTAAAGAAGGTGTAACCCGTATTAGGATTAAAAGTCCTGGAGAGGACGAAGAACTTGGCCTTGAATTAATTCAGTTTTATCTTGGTCCGAACATCGGTTCGGTATATTCTCCCCAGACTTTTGGAGAACCCTGTCCAATTATGGAGAAGTATCAGGAACTCCATAATTCATCTGATCCGGATGATAAAGAACTGGCAAAAAAACTTATTCCTAAACGCCGATATGTAGTAGGCGGACTGGTTTATGATGATGAGAAAGGTAAACACATCGGATATGATGGTCAGGATAGAGTAATCCTGGTAACTGCTCAAGTATATCAGGATATCATCAATCTCTATCTCGATGAAGATGAGGCTGGTGATATGACCGATCCAAAAACGGGTTATGATATTAAGATTACCCGTACAGGTAAGGGTCAATTTGATACCACTTATTCGGTAATGAACTGCAAACCAACTCAACTAGACAAGAAGTATACTAAGCCTGTAGAACTTGAGAAAATGGTAAGGGCTCAAATCAAATCCTATGATGAACTCGAAGAAATACTCAAGAGTTATCTTAATGAATCATCAGAGGAGGAGGATGAAGATGAACCCCGTCCTAAAAAGAAGAAGTCATCCTTATCATCCGACAAGGTGGTATCAAAGAAGAAAAAGAAAAAAGCTACTGACATTTAAGTATAACTATTATGAAACCCCGAGGGAGATATTCAAAGGCTACTAACCTTGGTATCTCCCTTTCTTGTATATAAATACACTATGGCAAAGAAATCTAAAATAGGTATTAAGGTACCAACACAGAACGAGCTTCTCAGAAAATATGGGAACCTTATTCAAAAAGCCTCAACCAGTAAGGAGACTGGTTTATGGCTCCCATCCAAATTCCTTGCTCTTAATTACACTTTGGGTGGAGGTATACCCTATGGGAAAATCCTGGAAGTAGCCGGAGAAGAATCCTCGGGCAAGTCTCTAATTGCTTACGACTTCGCTTATGCTACTCAACAACTTGGAGGCCATGTAATATGGGTGGATGCCGAACAATCTTGGATGAACTCTTGGGCAGAGACTAATGGAGTAGACCCCGAAAAGGTTACTCTAGTAAATGATACCCGAATTGAGTATGTTGCAGACATAGTTGCTGATTTAGCAATTCTTCTCCGTTCCCAATTAACCCATAACGAGCCCATACTACTGGTAGTAGATTCAGTTGCTGCTATGGATTGTGCAGATAACATAGATGCCAAGATGATAGAGGGTAAAGCTGAGATGGGTGGACGAGCTAAGGCTTTGTATAAATACTTCCGGATACGCAATGAACTCTTTTATAAACTGGGAGTAACTCAAATTTACATTAATCAGCTTAGAACAGCTCTTAATGTGGGTTTTGGAAAGGATAACACTACTACTACGGGAGGAGCTGCTCTTAAATTCTATGCCTCTCAGAGACTTGCTTTCTATGCTGGTAGAACTCTTACAATCAAACAAAAAGGTAAAGAACGTAAATCTGGTAAATTAGTAACCATCAGAGTTATCAAAAACAAGGTAGCTCCACCAAGACCAACTTTATCAAAATGCCCGGTTTACTTTAACCCTAAGTTTCATGAGGTAGGTTTTGACCGTTGTTTTGCTCTTGAGGATGTATTAGTTGAAAACGATATCATCGAAAAGAGTTCAGGAGGAGTTTATAAATATAAAGGGAAGTCACTTGCAAGAGGAGAGGAAAAATTCCAAGCACTTCTCGAGGAGGATGATGCTCTCAGAAGAAAACTCTTAAAAAGAGCCGAGATAAACACCATAGGTTCAACCAAAAGAAAACTGGAAGAGCTAAGTACTAACTTTTATCCTGTTGATGGGGTAGAATACGAAAACTACGACTCAGCTGAGGATGAAGAAAATGAGGAATATGATGAATAGTGTTCAACAGGTGGGGGGAACCCACTACCAAAACAAAATCCAGCCCTGGGACGAGTTTAGAAGACTCAATGTTACTTGGGCACAAGGAGAGATTTCTAAATACGTTTGCCGATGGCCTAAAAAGGGCGGTATACAGGATTTATATAAGGCTCTCTCTATTGCAAAGAAGTACCAAACGCCAACCTCTAAAAGAGAGCAACGCTTTATAAGTTATTATCCTGAGTTTCTCGAACAGTACCAAGAGATGTACGGAGAGAAATACCCAGATTTCGTATTACTTATGAAGGCTATTCTTAGAGAGGACTGGTATAAAGTAGAAATTATCCTTCAGGACTTAATAAAATATTACCGCAATGAGTAAAACCCCTAAAGAACTTCTAATGCTAGTAGATGGAGAAAACCTTCTCCATAGAAGCTTTCATAAATTTGCCAATCTAAGGACTCATGAGGGTAAACCTACTGGAGCCATCTTCGGGTTCTTTAAGTCCCTCCATTATATGGTAACCCGGTTTCGACCAGATCGGATTATTATTACCTTTGATAATGGGCATTCCCCTGAAAGGGTGAAAGTATTACCTAATTACAAGGGACATAGGAAAAATATTTCCTTAGACTACAAGGCTCTTCAGAAACAGAAGAGAACCATCCATAAGTTATTGGGGTACTTGAGAATACCCTATATATTCGATAAGAGTAAATCTACCCTATATGAGGGGGATGACTTCTTGGCCTGGTTAACCTTTAATGCTCCTGGTAAAGTACTGATAGTTTCCTCAGATAAGGATTTTAATCAGCTTATTAATAAAGATGTCCAGGTATTTAATCCCGGTAAAGATGAAAGGGTAAACATCCATAACTGTAAAGAGTTATTTGGGTATGAGCCTGAAGAAACGGCAGATTACCTTTCCTTAGTGGGAGATAGTTCGGATGACATCCCAGGCTTCAAAGGTATTGGTCCAGTAAAGGCAAGGCAGTTCTTAGATAGGTTTGACTCTATAGAGGACTCCTTTGGTATTAACTTTTGGAAGGACGAACAGGAGGCTAAAGATATTTTCGAAAGGAATAGACTCCTAATCGATTTGAAGTTCTTTATTGAAAAATTCCCTCTGAATTCTACTGAACTTCCAATAGTTTATTCTAGAAAAGACCCCAATTATACTAAATACAACGAAATCTGTGTAAAATACTCATTAAATTCTATGAGGACTTCTTTGTTCCTCGAACCTTTTAAACAAATTACTAATGGAAAGATTATCGATTAAGACTATCGAAGTGGGAGGTTTTGCAAGTGCTATCACGGCACTTCACCTCCCTATGGGTAAGGACCCAAATTATACGCCAGAAGTACTTGTTCAGTTTATGCCCATTACTGGAGAGGGTAATAACGCAATAATACAAGAAAAATACTTCGTAAAGATATCTCCGAAGGAGATGCAGCTTATGACCCGTCTGATAAAAGCCGGAGATGAACATGCCAAATGTATTCGGGGTATACGAGTAGGAGTAATCATTAAAGCTCCTATCTGGTTCTATCGGGAACTTGAAACCTATGGTATAGGTAGGGACAGGCTCTCATCTGAAAGCACTATGCACATAGATTGTAAGGGTTTATCAGGAGAAGAACTAATGGCAGCAAAAGATGAGATAAAGACTGGTCACCAACAGAGAACCGTAGATACTATTTCATATCAAACATTAAGAAGAATCTATTTCCAACGTAGAAATCACCGTTTACCGATTTGGCATCAATTCTGCGATTGGATAAAGACTCTCCCTTTTGCTGAACAACTCATAACAATAGAATAAGTATGAAAAATTCCCCCAAAGATTTACGTATCATGTTTGCCGGTCCCAGTGGTACAGGAAAAACCACCTTAGCAAACTTTGTAAGTTCGAATATTGGAACTGTGGATAACCCTCTAAAGTTTATCTCTGGTTCAGTATCTGATTTACTACCCGATACAGCAAGTATTCCTCATAAGGAAATGCTTGCAAGGGACTCAAAGGTTTTATTTTTAGAGGACTTCCAGATTCTCAATCTCAGACAAAAGCTATTCCGTAAAACTATAGAGGAGTCAGGTAATTTTGTTTCTGACAGAAGTTTTCTGGACTCTGCTGCTTACTTCCTTTATAAGCAGGCCGATAAACTTCCCCAATGTGAAGTAGAACACTTCCTCAATATGTGTCTGATGTGCTTGACACAGACTTGTTCTCACCTTATCTTGGTACCATTCAATATGCCGATGTATAATGGTTGGATAACCGAGGATAATGGTAAACGTATCACATCAAGGTACTTCCAGATGGAAATATCAACTATCATGTCCATGATACTCGAGATATGGGGATTCAGAAAAAAGGGTAAAATCAATGCTATAGGTAAAGGTTTCTTTATTAATCGAGCCTATGACTATGGTGTAACTTATGGAGATTTGATTACTCCTTATGGGTCTACCCGAGTATTTATCCTTAATGAGGTTAATCTGGAGAACAGACAAGAATTGTTAACTTATATCCTAAATAAACGATGAAAAAAAGAGAACTACTAGCTATAGTATTCTCGGACTTACATCTCAACCTTTGGACAAAGTTTAACCAAAATATGAAAAGGACCCGAGAATCTTTTCGGGTCCTTTCTTTTTTGGCAAATAAGTACCCAAAAGTTCCGGCATTATTTTGTGGAGACTTATTCCATAAGTCAGAGTCCATAGATACAGACCTATTGGAGATGTGGCAAGAGTTCGAGCCAGGAAATCCTAATTCTGAACCCTATAGGTGGGAGATGTGGTATATAGACGGTAACCATTCTCTAAAACACCGGAATACCGTAGATAAACCCCAAAAGAGCTTGGCTACTTTACTTAGAAAGAGGTGGATGAAGGATTTGAATTTCAAATCAGAAAAACTGGGAGACCTTACTCTCATAAAAGTTCATGGGATACCATACATTGATGACAATGCGGGTATAAATGAATACCTAACTCAGTTGATTGACAATCATCATATAGGTAAAGGTAGTAAGTATAAACACATACTTATGCTTCATACTACATACCCCGGTGCTAAGGATACTGATGGTAGAGAAGTAGAGGCCACTAATGCTATCAACCCCAATCTCCTGAACAAGTTTGACTTAATTCTCTGCGGCCATATTCATAAACCCCAGAAACTATCTAAAAAGGTTTATATGGTTGGGTGTCCAATCCAACAGCGTAGAACCGATATGCACTGTAAGCTTGGGTATTGGGAACTATATTCTGAACCCTCCGGAAACCTTACCATGGCTTTTAAAGAATTAAAAGGCTTTCCTAAGTTTATAGATGTAGAATCCGAGGAGGAAATCAAAGACGATGGTAATTATTATACTGTAATACCTCCTAAACCCAGAAAAGAGGAAGTAACCACCCATAAAATTACTAAGCGGTTATCTAAGAAAGCGCTAGCTAGAAAATATATGAAGGCTAAAGGCATAAAAGATAAGAACAAACAGAAGTTATTAACTGATATTCTAATCAAGACAGAGTCATGCTAAAGATATTGAATGTACACATGGAAGGTTTTTGCTCAATAGTAGAGCCTCAAACCTTAAACTTAGATTTAGGAGGTACCATTTTAATTAAAGCCCCAAATGGCTTTGGGAAATCTACTCTTTTCTCGGCTATAACTTGGGGACTATATGGCAAGAACCCAAAAGGGAAAGTCTCGGCCACTACTTGGAAAAAATACCAGCCTGCCGATTATAAGGGTACTAAGGTAATTGTGACTTGGGTATCAGATAAGAGTATATTTCGAGTAACTCGGTGTCAAAAGTATACAGGTAAACTGGACGATGGTAGTAAGGGTGGAGATAGGGTTATTCTAGTTAAGGATGGTGAACCCCTAAAAGTCAAAGGTAAGGTAAATATCCAACAGGCTATAAATAAAGCTCTTGGATTTTCTTACGAACTATTCGTTTCTTCTATCATGTTTGGTCAAGGTATGAAGAGACTAATACAAGAAGATAACTCGGATAAGAAGAAGATATTTGAGGAGATTTTTAATCTAGAGTATCTTACCACAGCTCGGAGCATTGCCCAAGAAGAGAGAAATGCCCTCTATGAAGAGTACCGAGAAGTAGAGCATCAAACCTCTTCCTTCGAGAAGGAGATAACTATACTCCAAAAGACCTACAAAGAGCTTAAAGAGAAAGAGGACACCTTCAACGAAGTTAACCTTAAGAATATTCAAAAACATAAGCAAAGCTTTAAAAAACTACAGAATGAGCTAAAAGCTTTAAAGGCCAAAGTTAGTCAGGAGGATTATGGTGAAACCTACCAAAAGCTTAAAAAAGACATCCAAGACCTACAGGATTCCATCCAAGAGGCCGAACAACTCTATGACATACCCCTAATTGAGGTAGTAGAAAGTACCATCAAGCTATTAGAGTCCAGGGAGGTAAATAAAGCCCTAAAAACCCTTAAGAAGGTTCATACGGCTTTCCAACAAGTAATCTCTCTTCAGGGACAACTCGAAAAAACTCGGGAAGCTTTAGAGGAGGTACGAGCTAAATACCGTGAACAGGAAAAACTTGAGGATGAGGTAGAAGATATTCGAAACCGGATTAAATATTTCAAAGATTTAATCGAGGAACTAAAGTCTTCAAAGGTTAAAGAGACTTCTCCTAAGTATCTTAAGAAGATAGCTAAGATTAAATCTAAACTATCTTCTCTGAAAAGTATTAAAAGTTCTCTAGAAGAGAAGCTGGATGATTATAGTTGGGTATTAAGCGACCCTTTATCTAATAATGGTATAAAAGCTTTCTTATTCGATTCATCCCTACAAGCCTTAAATGATAACCTTGAAAGGTATGCCGAGGTACTTGGTTTCAGGATTAGCTTTGAAGTAGACCTGGATTCTGCTCGAAAAGATTTTGTTACTCTCATAGAGAAAGACGGAGCTATTAGTGATTATGATGAATTATCAGGAGGTGAAAAGGGCTTGGTTAACTTAACTATGTGCTTAGCTTTACATGAGACTTTAACTCTTAGTAAGGATGTAAATCTCCTACTCCTGGACGAGGTATTTGAGAACCTGGACCGGGATAATATTGAACTCGTAATCTCACTCATCAGAACATTAAGTGAAGGTAAAACGGTATTTTTAATTTCCCATATTGAAAACTTGCCTTTTGGTAATTGTAAGACTCTAGAAGTCAGCAAAAATAATGGCCAAACCCACTATAGCCATTTATAAATACAACACCAATAACCAACAATGGCAAACAGTAAACGAAAAGGCAGTAGATTCGAGTTGAAGGTGTCAAAATGGTTCACAAAATGGACTGGTTATACCTTCAATCGAGTTCCAATGTCGGGGGCTTGGCATTCTAATAGAGATGCTGCCTCTGACATTACCTGTGTTGACGAGAGACATGCTCATCGATGCAAGATATCCGTAGAGTGTAAAAGCTATAAGGATATACGGTTTGAACACTTATTACTCAGTGCTCAACGTAAGAAATGTGATATTCTTCGGTTCTGGAACCAAGCAAGAGAAGATGGCCAGAGAAGTAAAAAAATACCCATCCTTTGTATGAGGTATAACTCCTTGCCCGCTGAGGAGTTCTTTTTTGTGGTAGACGACCGATTAGTGGACTGCTTTCTGGATTGCCCCACACAAATGGGTATACTCTGCAAGGGATATCGCTTATATATCTTCATGGCCTCAGAAGTTCTAGAACAGGTGGATTATAAACAAGTACATAAACAAGCTAAACTATCTTTGAAGCCATGAAATACGTATACTGTATCTTTTACATAGAGAGAAAGTTCTATCATAAAATAAACGAAGAACTTAAGGCTAAGGGTTATAATAAAATCAGGGCTATAGTTCCGGAAGTTAGAATACTCAAAAAAGCCATTAAGGGAAAAACCTACTATGAGGAGGTACCAGTACTGTTTAACTATGGCTTTATGAGAATGCCCGTTGAGTTAGCCTATTCCAGGAATTTCTTAGTTAAACTCAGGAGAAATATATCAGGTATAAGGACTTTCCTTAAATCTACCCAAACTATGTTTCCCCGAAAGAAGAAGAGAAGGATAGACAATGCCGAGGATTTTGACGATTTTTCAATAGTAGCAACTTGTCCAAAGTCGGAAGTCAGGAGATTTAGGAAGATTGCTAGAGCTAATCGGAAATATTCTCTTGAAGATATTGCTAAACTTAAAGTGGGAGACTACGTAACCCTGAATACTTACCCCTATGAGGGAGTAGATGCCATCATTAAGAAAATAAATAAGAGGGACAGGATAGTAACTCTTACCTTATACCCTTTAATGGGTACAATGGAAGTAACCTTGCCCTTAGATAATGTGCTCTACAGTGTCTATCATAACTTTGACCCAGAAGCTTTATTTGTCAACCCTTTAGAGGTTGACCCCAATCGAGTTACATCAGAGTCAGTAGAAGAATCCTATAATACCAGACGATTATGACAGAAGCTCAAGAAAAAGCGTGGAATTGCTTAACTCAGAAGGAACAGAACTCTCTGTTCCTTCAACTTTCCCAAGGGAAATCCTCTTGGGAAGCCGGAGAGATGATGGGTATATCTCATTATAAATACTTAGAGATTAAAGACAGATCCCAGAAGTTCTTCAAAATGTTCACCGAGTTCTATGAAACTCATTCAGACCTATTTAGGCCTAATGGAGCAGTAGAAGAAACCTTCCGGGATTTTATGTATGCTTGCCTTGAGAAGAGGATGAAACGGTCTGAAGCATCTGCCTTTGTAGGAGAATCCTCTCTTTTAGTAAATTCTGTGACCCAAGAGAACCTCATCCGGAATATGAAAAGACTTAAAGAGTCTGGAGACTCCTGGGATAAGGACACTTGGAATTTAATTATGGAGTTTGACCGATGGAATAATTATCGTATCCTCCCAAGACTGATACAACAACCCTCAGCTTTCAAACGTAGAGTAAATAAGAAGTACAAGATATACATTAAGTATACCCTTGACAGAAACAAACCTTGGTTCATAGAGAAAATCCGAGAAAGATTTTACTATAAGGTAAAACCCTCAAAACCCAAATATTGGGTATGTCTGGTATCTGAATTGTTATACCCAGAAAAGGGTTTTTCACTATTACCGATTCGTCAAGAAAGAGAAATCATAGACGAAATGAGTAGATTCTATCTCTATGTATTTTCAACAAAACAAGATGCCGAGGATTTTGGTTTTATGGTCACTAAATATAGGGCTAAAACAGCAAATGTCCGATTAGGTCAAGGTTTTTGGCCTACTTTCATTGATATTATTAAGAGGGCTGTTAACTACAATGAGGTGAACAATATTGACTTCAGTGTAAAGTCTCTTGATAATGCCTATATGGAGCATAGGCCTAAACCTAAAAAGAAGAAAACTCCCTCTACTGGTGTAGAACGAGCTCCAGACCAGCTCTTGAATTGTGAAAAATAATTTTGTCAATTCAAAAATTATATCTAAATTTGCAAAGTAAAAATTTAACTCAATAATATTTTAAATATGGCAAAGAAAAAACAATCCAAGCTCCAGAATATGCACCCTGGAAAGGCTAAGCTTCTTGGACGAATGGGTTCTGCTCACACTTTCAAAGATGCTCAAAGAATGGCAGTCGTTCTGGGTATGCCCTTTGTAGATGTGGTAAACTCTGATTGGGGAAGACTCCAATTCTACATTAACCGGGCAAACCAAGCTCCAGACCCAACTTTACTAGATAAATATGACGACTGGATGGATGAACACCTTGCTTCACTGGGTTACAGTGAAAAGGACCCATTAAGAAGTAACCGACTTCGATTGGGTTATCTTGGAGAAGATCCAGAAACGGGAGAGCCTCGAAGAAAAAGGGTTAGAGGAATTCCCAAACCTCGGACAAAGAAAGCTCCTCGGGAAAGGGATGAACATAACCTTATAAAAGGCACCAAAAAATCTTATGTCTTTGAACTTACTTCAAAGGGTTACGATATAGAACGTATTAAGAGAAGAGTCCTCAAGAAGTTCCCCGATGCTAACGAGAAATCTATTAAACTCTGGCATACAGCTGCTAAACGCAAAATACGCCAGGCACAACAAACATCTAAATAATTAAAAAAAATGAGTACAGAAAAAACCAACCCAACCCCTAATCAGGGGATCAGCCTTGAAGAGGCAGCCAAAAGTTATCTGCTCAAGCTCCATGTTGCATCATTCGACAAGTTCCTTCAGGTAAAGTTTCCTCAGGGAATAGCCGAAGTTCCTAAAGAGAAGAGTGATGAACTATTCGAAGCTTTCAGCTGCGGATTTAATGCCGGAATTTTCCAGGCAGCCAGAGAAACTCTTATGCTGGTGGGAGTAAATCTTAACTCCTTAGCTCCTTTTAAGGCTAGAGAAACAAAAGCTTCCGACACCAACCCTAAAAAAGAGGAGGAAGCTGCAGAATGACAAGGATTCGGGAGACATACGGCATAGTAAATCCGAACTATTATTATGTTTGGACATGGAGGCCTAAGGAATATTGGAAGTATTCTCCCGAAAAGAAGAAGTTCTTATACAAGAAGCACTTCTGTTCTACTCCCTATTTTACTCGATTTCATGCTAAGCGAACTTTATCCATTTACTTTGGAGTTGATGTCTTGAGTTATATCCATATTATTAAGGGTAAAAACCTTATTAAAATGGGTATAACTCATTTTCAAAAGAAGTGGGGTAGACACATCTTTTTCAAGGGCCATCCTAAGATTACACCCCGATTTATTACTCCCCCTGAGTATTTGGTGGATAAACATCGGAGAAGATATTACCGTACTAGAATGTATCGAGCTATTCGATTGGGAAGAAAGAATTTTAATAACTTTTATGCTCTAGCTCTCTATGGGTACAATGAAGGACTTGATATTAGATATCGAAAGGAAAAGAGATATCAATTGCGTAAGGCTATCTTACAGAGTCTATAATAGACTTTCCGATAAAGGCCAAACTGACTTCTGGATAGAATTTAAGGAAACCCCAGAATATGGACCTATAGGTCATGATGGTCGAATTAGACCTCTCCGATGGTTAGTTGCCGATCTGGCATTATTCCTATATGCCCGAAACAAAAAACAAATCTCCCTTCATAAGGCCTTTAGAATTGCTAGAAAATATAGGGAAAAGCTTTGGAACCAATTCAATGAAGTATGCCGAGAAACCTCTAGTTATGAAGTATCTAATCATAGGTTAAAGTGCATAGCTAAACAATTCCTATTCTATGGCTTTGTACCTCTCTCAGAGTTCAAGGATGTAGATGAAACCCCGAAAGATTTTAAGGGTAACTCTTATTGCCCGGCTTATATAACTTCAAGCCAGACTATTGAAGGGGTAACATATATTTATCCAAAGAAACTCTACATGAGTTCCAGGCCAGGGCAGAAACCCGATAAAAGGTTCCTTTGGTACCAATTTGAAGGCGGAGGGAAAATACCTGGGTATACTCGAACCTGGTACACCAACGAAATTAAAAACTTAAAAAGAGCTCAAAATGCCCAACGTTCAAACAGTTAAAACCCCAAATCCCTACTCAGGTACCTATATAATATGCCTGAAGGATGATCCAAGTCAAGTAATAGAAAGGCGAGAAATTACTTCTCAAATAGAGTTTCAAGCTATTCTAGATGAGGTTATCAAATATAATGATGAGGTTATCAAATATAATGATACTTTCGGAGATGAGAATAATGCTTTCGGAAATGAGGGACCTCAATTAAGGAAGCTCATCAAAGCAGAGAATTAATAAACCATATATTAACATTTTAAACCATACAGAAATGGCAAAGAAAAAAACAGAAAAGAAGGCAGCAGTTGCTGAAGTAGAACGCCTGGAAGTTGAGGGCGGAGTTATCATCAAATTCGAAGATGGTACTCTTCAGTTTATACCTAATCCTATTAAACTTACTGCAGAACAGGTATCTTCTTTCTTCGGTTCCGACGAAGACTCCGACGACGACGAGGACGAAGACGACGAGGACGAAGACGACGAGGAGGAAGACGACGACTCCGACGAGGAGGAAGACGACGACTCCGACGAAGACGAAGAAGACGACGAAGACTCCGACGAAGACGAAGACGAAGAAGACGACGAAGACGAAGACGAAGAAGACGAAGACGAGGAGGAAGAAGATGATGAAGACTCCGACGAAGACGAGGAGGAGGAAGAAGACGACGACGACTCCGACGAAGACGAGGAGGAAGAAGAAGACGACGACTCCGACGAAGAACTTACCGGAGAGGATCTCGCCGATATGGACTTCGAGGAACTCGAGGATGTATGCGATGATCATGAACTCGAAACTGACCCAGATGACTTTGACGAAGACGATGTAGAGAAGCTCCGCAAGGCAATAGCCAAGGAAATGGGGATTTCTCTTCCTAAAGCCAATAAAGGTAAAAAGGGAAAGAAGTAATCTAGACTTCATTCCTAAAATTAGCTAACCCAACTATATCCTTCCGAAAGGTTGGGTTAGCTTCCTTAACTTAAACCCAATTAACTTATATTTATAAACTAAACAAAACTCAACACAAAATGGCTACAAAGAAAGCTACAAAAAAGGATGCCCCTAAGGCATCAACCAAAAAGGTTATGACTCCTGAAGAGAAGGCTGCAAAGAAAAAAGCTCGTCTCGAAGCAATTAAGAATCGTCCTGCCGAGCAGCGACCTAACTCGAAATCCATCGATGTTATCTTTGGCGCAAACGGTACCAAAGTTACTAACTACGGTCATCCGGTTAAGGTAGGTGGTACCTATATGGGAGTCCTGGTTACTTCAGTAGTTACTGATGCCGAGGGCAACGTAATCGGAACCAGCACAACATTCGTCCCAGGAGAACTCACCATCAAGTCGAAGAAGAATCATGGCAATTTCTCTAAACCTAAACACAAAAAGGGCCAGGTAGAGGAAGAAGACTCAGACGAGGAGGGGGATATTACCGGTGAGGACTAAATCCGAAAAACCCTTACTTTACTCATAAAATAATCAAGGTCGAGGGAGAGCCACCTAAAAGAGGATAGGCTCTCCCTCTTTTTATTTCTAGAGGTATGGAAGATCTGCTTATTGAAGTACTTGCTTTGGATTGTTTGATTAAAACTTACCGAAGGCAATTAACCCAAGAGGATTTTGTTTTAGAAACCCAAGAGGATAAGATGGCCTTTTATGATGTTCATGATAGGGCTGTTTATCTTCTTAAAATGAAACTCCAACAACTACCTGAACCCGTTCAACAAGAAATATTCTCTATTTTATGGATAAATCAAACATCAGAACCTACATCTTAAGGCTTAAGGAAACCTTAGATGAATTATCCTCTGAATTAGTCAGGGCAGTTCAATATAAGGATTCTCCTGGGAAGTCTCAATCCTCCCGTATTAGGAGGAACCAGTTGATATCTAGAATTAAGCATTTAACTCAATCAATTAAATTAGTTGTATTTAAGGGACATATTCTAGATGTTACCTATATTCAGGCCTTTCCAGGTCTACCCGATAGAAAGTTTAGGGCAGTTCTTACGGATATATCCCAAGACGATTTTGAATATTTTGTTAGGCAAATGAATGATACAAGGGAAGGACCAAAAATAGTTATCCTAGAAATCCGGGAAATCCCAACTTTTATAAAGGAACTCCCACTATAGGATTATACATATCCCAATTATATGGAATCAGCCAAAACAAAAACAACTGCTTTACTTCAAGCTAAGAATGCTCTTAAAGATTATCTTAAGAGGCATAACCTTAATCCAATGAAAGACTGGAGAAAGGATAAAGTTAATGGCAAAGAAGTAACCCGTTTGGTCACTAGGTTAAACCTTGAACGGGATAAGGTACTGGATAACTATCCTTATAATGACATACATAACGAAACTAAATTAGTTAAAATGAAAGAAAAGAAGCAAAAGGCCGAAAAAGAGGCCAAGAAAGCCAAGAAGGCTGCAAAGGAAGCTACTGCCAATGTGGCTAAAGCCCCTAAGAAAGAGGAAACTGAAAAGGCTCAAAAGGAGAAAAAGGCTAAGGCTGCAACTCCTACCAAGTATAACTATCCTCTCATCGATGGCCGAGAGATGACTGCCGATGAAAAGAAAAAGTATCGAGCCGAACAACGTCGCCTCGCTAATAAAGGCGAAGCAAAACCCAAAAAGGAAAAGGAGGCTAAGGCTGCTAAAAAAGTACCGGCTGTTCCTGAAAAGCCTTTAAAAGAGAAGAAGGCTAAAAAGGATAAAAAGAAATCTAAAGCCAAGGACGAAGATTAAAGTTAATGATTAAAGTTAATTAAGTTTAGGTAGTTTCACCGAAGGAGGTGGGGATTTGGAAGTTTCCAGCCTCATCTCCTTCATTCATGTAAAATATACACTATGGCAAACGATATAAATTTCAAACCTAAATTAAGAATTACTCACCTGGATAACAATGGAGCAATCCTTGGAGATCGCTTGGTAGATGCCTATACTGAATATAATGCCGGTCCTAAACAAGTACATAAAGGACCTACCCGATTTGAGGTAACCCTTACTTCTCAACAGGATGTAGACTCCTTCAAAAAATACCTGGACCAACTTCGAGGAGAACTACCTCTCCGAGAGGTAACTGGTAGGGGTAGACCTTCAACAGGAGGTGCAGCTGCTAAGGAAATTGAATCCCCCCGAGAGGATATCCTTCAGCAAATAATCCAAATGAACAATGAGGGGAAGAACCAGACCCAGATTATCAAGGCTCTTAGAGAACTTGGGTTTGTATTCATACTTACCGAAGACTTCTTGGTTCACTTCCCAGACTTCCAATTCAATAAGAAGGATGTGGGAGATCCTAACGGTAATCACCAGTTCCCGAAATCCCTCTCCTGGATGGTAAGATGCGTAAAACGAGCAAAAGACCCAAAAGCTGATAAGTTTGATCCTCTTATCCTCTTCGGATTTTCTATTCTGGAAGGCCCCTCTAAGAAGGTAGTACCATACTTGTACAGAGAGAGACAGAAGCCTTTGCGAATCGCTTTGGGTAAATCCGCTATCACTCCTAATCAGGTAGAATTTACTAAGATGCCTCCTTATATGCAGGAAGCAGAACGCATTAAGTTCTCTGCTGAACAACGAGCACTATTCCTTAACCCCGAAAAAGTTCCATCTAAATTCTTCATCAGATGGGCGGGGGAGGTTCAGGTACCCAAGAATGTTTATGAAACTCTTAAGGAACGGGTTCCTAATCTTAAATGTCTTCCACAGTAAGTTCTATCTACTACCAGCTCTGATTAAATTTGCATATTATAAAATAAATAATTAAATTTGCAATATGAAAAAAGAATTAAAAACATTAATCCAAGAGCTGGCTGATATCCAGATTACTTCCTTTGAGAAACTCAAGGCAGTACCTAATTCAGTTGATCAGTACCAACTTAACGAACTCATTGAATTTAATAACAATGATATCTTAGAGGTACTGGATCGAAGAATTAGGTACTGGCAGTTTATCAAGGAAATGCCTGAGGCTATCACCGGGATCCCAGAATACCAACTTGGGATATGCGTCCACATACTATTCGTCATGGAAGAAACTTGGGTTCAAACCAATGTAGATGGAGTAATTGCTATGTGGGACCTCTTTGATGAAATGTACAAGAAGTTTCACCCAGAAATCAAACTAATATGGTTACCACAGAAAAATTAATCCAACATCTCTCGGGCATTCTGGGGATTAAGTTTGAGGAAGTAGACTCCTCAAATCTTTACCTCCAAGGCTATGACGAAAAGTCTAAAAGACTCTACCTGGTTTTCAAACCCTATAAACCCGGTGAAATGCCCAAATGGGTATACCAGTATAAGGTAAACCCCATCGTTTACAACAATTTCCTTCAGGCCGAGTCCAAAGGGAAGTTCTTCTCGGATATCATTAAGGAATACGTCATTTGTAAATCACCCCTTAATTTGAAGTAATCATGGGAGCCTCAGTAACTAAAACCTTCCTTTTAGGTGGATGCGTATTATTAGGTGCTTGGGGCATTTCCCATCTCAACCAACCTAAGTCATTGCCTCCCGTTACACCAAAACAGGAGGCAATTTCGTATCCAATTGAGCAACCCAAGGAAAATGCTAGTAATGATTTACCCGCTAGAGGTAAATATCATTATGTTGTTACTATTTCGGATGCTAGACGGGATTGGGAAACCTATGAGCAACAAACATTAATTAATGGAGAAGTACGGTTAAAGAAAACCTCTTCCGATATTTCCGAAATTAATGGCACCTACATTTGGGATATGGATGAATACCTTCCCACCGAAGAAGCGAGGTTTAACTATATCCTTTCAAATTACTCTAGAATGAAGCAGTACAAAGTCCAATCAACACCATCCCAAAAATCCACTTCCTCCCGGAAATGTGATGCCGATGAATACAATGATCGTTTGGATGAGTACCTTGCCGATCCTGAGGATGAATCCGAGTTTCCCCCGGAAATCTTCGACTTCCTCCAAGACTAACGCTTTACAGAACTTCATTACCCGCTCTGGCAATTTTGAAAATAATTCGTTAAAAATTTGGTCAGTTCAAAATAAGGCGTTATATTTGCAGTGTAATTAAAAATTACAATAGTTCAATTCAATATTAATTTAAAAACATTTAAAAGATGAACCAGAACCAAAACCCAGAAGCAATCGCTTCAACCCAGGCAATCCAGGCCAAAGTTGCTAAACAGGAACTTCCTATCGAGGAACTCGTTACCACAACTGCAACAGAAACCAAAGTAAAGAAGGCTAAGAAAAACAAAGCAGCTAAGGCTAAGAAAACTGCTCAAGAAACGGCTGCTCCCGAAAAGGCCAAAAAGATCAAAGGAGAAACCGCTCCTGAAATCACTAAAGAGGTGAAACTTAAAAAGAAAAAATCTGCTAAAGCCAAGGCAGTTACAGAAACTGCCAAACAACAGAAGCCTTCTATTATGGAAGAGGTTATCTCCCACCGGGATGTAAAATACCTTTACCCTGAGGATGTAACTGATACTCTCTCCAGAAAAACCTGGAGACAGAAAACCCGAAACAAACTCCGCACTCTTGAAAGGGATATGCTCCGTATCCAGGATCAAAACTCCAAGGAGTTCAAAAAGGCCAAGAAAGCCTACGAGGAATTCCGGGACTCAGTTCTCAAACCTGCTCAAGCCGTTTAACCTATAAAATATAATACCCGAGAGGTTATCTCTCAGATCTCTCGGGTATTCTTTATAATATTATGGCTTACATCCCATTATCACCCAAAGTAATCGAGAAATGGCAAAAAGAGAACATAGAATTACATAAGAGATGTATAACCACTTATCTTATCCAGTGTAGTTATAGGGTTAACACAAGGAATAAGTTCTTTGCTTTATACGACAGGTATATAACTCCCGGAAACATTCTATGCTACTTCAATAAACCCATTCGAATTTTCGTTAAAGCCTTAGTCCAAGACAAGCTTGACGAGATAGGAGATATTTATCCCCAAAAGAAACCCAAAAAGCGAACACGAAAGTCTAACAAAATAAAATAAAGATATGTACCTAGAAACTATCGAAGCACTACCCATATATACTTCAGGTCTCAGGCTTTTTAAAAACCTGGTCCCTATATCGGAGAAGTTACCCTTCTCTACCGTAACCAACAGATATCGGCCTAACCCGAGCAATCCTCTGGATTTTACCTTAGACAACTCTATCCCAAGAAGAGATTACTATCCGGACATTCTTATCCCAGGACGCTACCATCCAGAAGGTCTTTTTATCCTAAACTCAAAAAGAAACCCAAAAAGCAGAACTAATCCAGACCATTTTCTTCTCATAACGGGCTTATCAGATAGTACTCCATCTCTAGACTTCTATAAGTTTAAGGATGCCGTCTATACCAAATATGTAGAGTCCCAGGATAATAAAGGTTTCCTCTTTCAGGTAGTGCCCAGTAATTCACGCTTAACCCCAATCGCTTATTCTTATGGAACCCATTGATTATATCAAAACTTTTAAACTTGCTGAAGAGAACTATGAGTTTAACCGTATTAAATTCCTTGAGCAATTTAAGGAAGAGTTTCTAGATTTCCTCGATAATGACCAACTGGGCCTTGATTCAGAAGGTAAAATGCAATTTCATCGCTTCCGAGAAATAGTTGCCTCTTTCCTTCAGAAGTTTAATGCCATATCCCGGCTAAGAGCTCAGATGAGAGCAGACCATGAGGGATTAAGTAAACGCTTTTGGGGATACATATATGCCCACGTAATACTTCCCGAAAGGGCCTCCAGATTTCCTTTGGAACATGAGGCCATCCTTAAAAGGATTGCCAAGAGGAATGCCCGAAAGGCAAACAAGGCTAAGCTTAATCCTTAAACAACAAGACAAAATATATGGCCCGAGTAATTATTGACCTTTTAGGAAGGAAATTTAGGGTTCTAACCGAAACCTGGGAGATATCCCTTAAACCCAATGAGGGTATCCCCAGGGATTGGTTTCCTTGTTATACTGCTGACCGGTATACCAAAGAACCCTTTGGTATATTCTTCTCACCAGACCAAAAGGACTATATCATGCAACTATACGCTTCCCATTTAGGAGCTTACATTCAATATAAACTTAAATTCTTAGGTTATTACGAACAGTATGATATAAGATTAGAATACAAATATGGCAAAGTCAAACTCCCCCAACAGTAGAATACCCCGTCCATTTGGTTTAACCCAGATGATGATGGAGTACCATTCTTCTAAAAATCCAGCAGTTCTAGAGAAAGTTCAGAAGTTCTTAATAAATTACTGGATAGCTAATAATATGATGTTCTGCGGGCAACCCTATCCTATCCAAAAGTTTGCCCAAGCAATATCAGTACAAGTTGCAGATATTCGAATAGTAATGAGAGACCAAGTCCTCAATTCCAGGATATGGGATCCAGAACACCAAAAGGAAATGCTCCAAGGTATACTTGGAGAACAACTTGCTTGGTTACTAGAAGACCGTATGGAAATAGCCCAGCAGGTAAATGTTCTTCGAGAATCTCAGGGTAATTCCTATAAACCCTTTATATCTGCCGAACTCACTAAGGCTCTTAAATTAAAACTAGAGGCTTCTGGAAATATGTCTCAGATTATCCGTACTCTTATGGGAGGTGGAACTACCACTAACCTATTCCAAGTCAATATCGACCAGTCAGATAATCATACCGAGAACAACCTTACTATTGAAGATGCTCGTACTCTTATTCAACAGGTTAATGCTGAGCAAGCAATAGAAAGGCCTAAAGAGGTTGCACTCCTTGAGACCCAATATGACCTCAAGTCACTCCCCGAAGTATGCGCAGTTAAACAGACCGTAGACACTTCTAAAGAAGGCCTAAATTTCTCTAAAGCTGAACTCAATGCCGTAACCGATGATTATGAAGGTGCAATGAAGATAGCTTCAGAAGAACGGCATCAAATCCGGAGAGAGATAGAGCAGAGAATAGATCTTGATGCCGAAGATCCCGAACTAGACTATTATGAAACTGAAACTGAACAGGATAATGATGATTTTACTACTGCTTCTTTTTTAGTTCCTCAATAACCCTTTTAACACAACTACTAACAAACAAGCTCATGAGCAACTCACCCATCAAGCCCAGGGAAACCACCTTTGGCTTCTATCCCAAGGAGGTATTAACTATATTAAAATATAATAAGTGTAAACTGACATAAAAGAACAAAATTTTGTTCATAGGAGAGCTCAACCGGGAGGCTGAGCTCTTTCTACGTGTATATACCATCCACTACCAGCTCAGATATAATTTGGATATATAAATTTATTATTGTAAATTTGTAATATGAAAAATAAAATTAGTTCAATTCAATAATAATTCAATATGACACCAGAAGTATTCCAGACTCAGAAGCTGCTTCAGCTATTCTATTCCTGCAACCCTGCTCGATTAAATAAACAGGGTGAAGGCCTTCTCAAACTGGTCACCTTTGACCAAGAGAATTCAACTCCTGAAGAACTCATCTACATAATAGATGACTGTATCAAACCCGAGGATAATGCCTTTAAGGCTGCAGAACAAATCCTTGCCACTCTTCTTAATGAAGTTCTCAGTGAAGTCTCTGAGGGAGCAATGGTCTCAATAATAGGCCAAGAGATACACTTTTTCCCTCTCCTTGAACTCAAAACTCTTAGGAAATTGGCTCGAGAAATCAACAAATCAAAACCTTTTGGAAACTTCACTCTCAACTAATATGGTACACATCAAGAAAACCTGGGTAGAGGCTGAACTAATTGGCTATAAACCCTTTACCAACTACTGGGAACAATTCACTCAAGCAGAATCCCAGGAAACCGAACAAAAGGCAGTAAAAGCCTGCAAGATTCTTCTCGAACAACTTCTCCTCGAGGCTAAGTCAGACTACAAAAAATATGCCGAACTGGTACTAGTTCTCAAGCATAAACACTGGGCTCATGCCGATATGAATCAGAATATCATCGGGCTCTGGTATCAGGAGGAATACCTTAAGAATAAGAAACCTATCCAGTTACTTGGCCGTTTTGGGGACCAGGCCTTTAAATTTTACTGTCTAACGCATTACTCTCAAATGTCACACTAAGATGAACAAAGTAAGATTCTCAAGAAATATACCTAAGGAAAAGGTACTATTCAACCAGTCTGCCCTTACGGGCATTGAGTACACCCTTAACTCCCTTATCAGGGACACCTTATTCGAGGAGTCATTTACAACTAGGCTTGGTAAGGGTATTCTCTCAGAACAGGAAATCAACGAAATGGGTAAGGTCTTCTACCGTATATCGCATACAAATACAGATGAGCTTTACCATTCTCATATAAATACCTTAACCATTCACCCTTCTCAATTAGTACCTGTAATAATGCAGTTCCTTAAATACTTACAAGGGGCAGGATACGCATATCAGGGGCATATCGAAGAGCAAAACAAACTAGCAAACCAAGTAAATCTTACTCTAGAATTAATAAAAGGACTAGATTCCTCTCTTCGGGTTTATACTTTTGTCCTTCCTTTAATACGGGCTCTGGAGATTTACTATTTAGAGAACTACGAAATATACGAACTATGAGAAAGTACGATCATACCAGTAATTCATCAATGCTAGCTTCTAAGTTGACTAAAACCCTAATTTTAGAGGCTTACCAAGCCGCATTCTCTAATAATTAAAATACATAACTTCTATGGATGACTCATGCCTTACACCCCAAGAAAAAGAGATGCTAAAAGACCCCACCATCTCGGACCAGGAAAAATATGAAATCATAGAACAAGCCATCGGTAGAATGGCCTTCGACTAAAACCCTAATTTCAACAGAAATCTCCGGAGAGAGTCTCAAGAACCCATGATCCCTCCAGCTCTAGCAAAATTTGTGTAATTAAAAATTATATTGTATCTTTGTAATATAAAATTAAATGTATAACGAATAAATAAAAACCCAATGGCTACACTAACCATCACCAAAGAACTTCTCCAATCAGAATTAGAACTGAAGAAGGTTTTTAAACTCTTCCAGGAGGATTTAAGCCTGGAACAATGGATAACTCCCAACCCATACACCATAGAGAACATTAACCTTCAAGGTGATTCTGATCGACCTATTGCTCGGGTAACATACTCCTTTGAAAGCTCCCGAGATTGCTTATCTACTGCTCACAAACTCGAAGCAGAACAAGAAGACCTTAAAGGTCTCTTACTCCCTAATATAAGAACCGAACGCAACCTCCTAATCATCCAAATCATTAACCCCTTTCAATATATAAAACAATGAAAAAGTTACTCCTCTCAGCTGCTATCTTCTTCTTTGCTAAATTCATTATTGATGCTGCTACTCCTCTCCCACCCCAAAATATTGAGGACTACATAATAACCTCTGTCTGGGAACATTACTGCATTATTGACCTCAATAAGCTCCCCGAGGAGGCAACCGAAGAAGATTACAATTATTTCCTGGATGTATTCACCGAAACTGATGACTATCAGGAACTCTATGAAGTCTATGGTAAATAACCTCTTACCAGCTCGATGCAAATTTGGATATATTAAAATAAATGTGTATATTTGTATTATAAATATTAATTCAAAAACATTTAAAAGATGAACCAGAACCAAAACCAAAACCAAAAACCTCTACTAGAGGTCCTAACCCCTATCAAGGACAAGAATCTGCCCTTCGATCAGATATCCATTGAAGAGGCCTTTAATATTTGGGCACAACCCAAAAACTGGAATCTTGGCCTCAAGCTTCTCTCCATTAATTTCAATCTTAATAAGGTACTCTTTACCTGGGCTTTCGATACACAATTCTATTCAACCTTTATCCTGGTATATACCTGCAAAGGGCAATTCCTCAACTCAGACCTCAATCAAAGGGATATCCTGGATCTACTCGAGATGGCCTTCAATGATGAAGAGATCAACGGAGATGGAGATTGGGATTACACTTTCAATGGAGTAACCCTGGTAGTAACAATAAAACATATTTACGACTAACCCTTTAAACCCTATAAGTCATGCAGTTACTTTTATATGCAAAACAATCGGGAGAAACTATCCCCAAGATATACCCCTCTCCTAAATTCGAGGAACCCAATTGGAATGACCCCTATGAAATCAGGGCTAAAACCTTTGAACCCCTATCAAAAGTACACCTGGATTACCTGAAGGAACATCACATTTGGGTACCCGAGAATTGGACTCTCAGGTGTCTACTGGATGCTCTAGAATATGAGAAACTCGAGCACAAAGTAGATTTCACCTGGTGGCTTAAAGTCAGCGAAGAAAGCCCTCTCCTTCAAAAGATTTCTCTTGACAGATTCCTCCTACATAAACCCTTGCCCCTGAATGAGGTTCTCGAGCAATTCGACTACTGGGCTAAGAGAATGAGAGACTCTATAGCTACAGCTTATAAACGAGGCTACATATCAGTGGGCCACAGCATCGACTTCCCGGACCTCTTAAATTACACTACCCAATATATGATGGCACCTACCCGAGAAGAGGCAATAAATCTCAGGCCAGACTGGAAAGAGGACAAAACTATCTGGCACGGTGAAATAGAACTCTAAAAACCACCATAACTCTACTCATAAATAATCAAAAACCCAACATCATGGCTACTAATCAACCTATCATAGGATACCTCTTCCAGGTAATATTCTACCACCAACCCCAGAAGAATTTCTCACTAGTCATTAAACCGATCCCTCCTTTCTCTAAGAAAGCCGCAGATGATCCAGTTAAATATCTTAGAGATAAAATAACTAGAGTACTAGCAGACTACCTATACTTAGCCCATCCCCTAGTCTCCGACCACCCAAACCACCAGTACATGTACATCCCCGACCAACAAACCCCAGAGGACCTACTAAAACTATTCTGGGACCCTACAACCTACTACACCCAAATATTCACTCTACCTCATGAAGGGCCTCTAAAGGAGATCACCCATCTACTAAAAGCCAAGTCCAATAAAGTAACCCAAAGGACTATAGCTAAACAAACAGATACCAAATAAAGAATCCCAACCTTAAATCTAATACCTACTAATTCTAGGTACCCAAATCCGAGAAGGACTAAGGTACCTAATTTCATGTTTACCCATTCACTCCTCCCCCCCAAACAAAGAAAAAAGAAAAACATATCAACCTATCCGATACCTTTAATATAACCCTCCATGATACATACCCACCAATCCTTACTATCTCAAATATAACTCAATTAAGCCTTACAGTCTTAACTCAGTCTTATTCAATGTCCTTATTCAATGTCAGTCTTATTCAATGATACAACTCCATACATATATCCCCGGGGGTTTAAACTCTGGCCGGATTTCAGTAGGCCCTTAAGGCGGGGGCACTATAAGGCCACACCCCACTCCCCCACACGTCTATAAAGCCACACAGCTCTCTCCACACATCCTAATAGTCCATAAGGCCCATCATTTTAGGTACCCAAACCCTACCCAAAAATGGTACCCCAAAGCCCCAATCCGAACCCCCAAATAAGTACTTTTATATAGGCGTTAGAAAATACGGCTACGTTACGAATTAGGCCAACTCCCAATATCGCTAACCCAGTAACTTAGCTACTTAGGCTATTTCAGGATATTCTCAAACTGTCATACGTACCCCTATAACTCTCCAATATCATACTTACCAGCTCTCCTGTCAATATTTAGGCTCTATTGTCTTCAGGTACCTAATATGGGCCATATCAATAAGTTAGGTATCCCAAGGACTTTAAGGCCCCTAAAGCCCCTCTATTAGTATTATACAAGTAATATAATTATCGGTCAGATGGGGCCGAGGATTAGGGCAATTTTATGGGCAACTTCAGGCCCTAAATCCCAACCCTATTCCAAAGGCTTAAGGCCTTAAATCCTACCTCTTTATTCAGGCCCAAAAGGGGCTTACCTACCCCAATATCCTAGAATATCACCAATAACGCCCAACTAAATTACTTAGCATAAAACCCAACTAAATTACTAGGAGGCATACCCTATTAACCACAGACTAGCCCGAATTGATTGAAATATTATTTGGTCAAATTAAATAAAAGCATTATATTTGCAATATGAAAATTTCAAATCAATATTAATTTAATTCAAAAGAATATGAAAACAAAAAATGCAACCCCCAACCTCTCAACCCTCAACGGTCTCATAAACTGCTCAATCCCCAACCCTATCCCGAATCTCTGTCCCTTCCCTCCCTTTTCCTCTTACAAGGAGCTCTCCTCTAAAATATCATCAGCAACTTATCTCTTTATAAACCCGGATGATGCCCATTACACTTTCGGAACGGAAGAACTCACTCCAGATATACTCAAGGAAATCGAACCCTACTATGCTGGAGAACTCAATTACTTCGGAAAAATCCTTCCCATATACATTTACTAACTCTAAAACTTACAGATATGAATACTACAGAACTTACCCGTCTCATTAACCTGGAAATAGAAATCCCCATTTCTGCCTTCAAGGAATACACTCCAGAAGAAATCTCCCGAGCAACCTACATTCATATTAATCCCAAAGATGCTACCTGGCAACTCGGCTTCGGAGATCCCGAAGAACTCGATCCCCTAGACCTTGAATGCTTTCTAGATTACTCGGATCTCCAATTACCCATCTACATTTACTAACTACTAAAACTTACAGATATGGAAACCCAAAAAGCTCTAAAACTTACAGGTATCAAAAAAGTTCTAAAACTTACAGATATGAAAACCCAAGAAACCAAAACTTACATTCTTTCCACTACTGGAAATTATCTCATTCTCCCTAACCTCACTCTCGTTCAGGAAGGTTACGAAACTCCCCGAAGTAACTACGATTCAGTATGGCTCACTACCGAACCCATAAACCTAGAGAAGGCCTGGGAAACCATCGATCAGTTGATCCAACGGTTTACCAAATACAATTACATCGGCGATGACGACTACTATGATTATTTACCCGACCTCTTCAATCAGTATCTCCAACTGGCATACCAGAAATCCCTAGAGGATTACCAAAAGGCCTGGAAACAAATAACAGAGAACCCTACTATCAAGGAATGGTATAGCGAAGATCCCTCTATCAAGGCATTGATCAAGACCTTGTATAGCGAAGATCCCGAAAATCCCCTACAAGTCTTCCTTGATACTCCAGAAGAAATCAGAGAAGCTCTCCACCCTTTTATAAACCTTTAAAAACTTTCCAACTATGGCACAGACTAATATGCAAATCCTTTCCTCTCTCCTTCAGGACTCCTCCCTTGATACTTGGACCCAGGCAGAGACCGACCAGATTAATAACCTCCCTTCTCTTAATCACTATACTACCGGTACTCCTAACGAAAGGTTTATCTATGACGAAGACGAGAGCCTCATCTGCTACGTAGACCAGGATCCGATTTTCGAAACCCCTGAATACCAGGAGATCCTAACTCGGGAACCCATACATCGCTTCCCTCATATCGACATTTATGAGGCCCAGATATCTTGTATTCCCCTAGATTAAAATACATACCCTACCTATCAAGCCCAGGCCTAACCGTCTGGGCTTTTCTCTGTGGCATACCCCATACAGGCCTAAAGGGGCTATCGCTAACCCAGTTTCGCTAACCCTGTAGCATATCTTACTTACCTACCCTAGTTACTATACGAGTAATTACTTATTCCCCACTAGCTACTGCCGGAAATCGGCCTAACTATTGCCGAAACTTACCGGAAGCTTTTGCCCAATTTTTACCGGAATTTTGGCCCCTTAGGCACTTACCCCATTGCATCATACCTACCAGCCTTATACCCATCATACCCGTAATCTATTATAGCTATCAAGCCTACCCCGGAACTTCATACCTGCCCAAATTGGGGAATTTTAAAAATTTTTAAAATTTAACATAAAAATCTTAAAAAATTTTTCTATAATAAAATATTTTAATTTTCCAAATATTTCCGCAAAAATTTAATCTAAAAAAAATATGTTTTATAACATAAAAAAAAATTCTCAAAAATATTTGGTATGTAAAAAGTTTGATGTATCTTTGTGGTGTGAAAGGGAAAGAGTTCCCGAAATCACATAAGTATTTATCATTTTATTATTAATTTTTAAAAATGTTTTAATTATGAAAAATTCAATCATTAATCAATTTTTCGGTGTTGATGGACTTGAAAAAGTAAATGTGACTTCTACGGGTAGCGTTTACAAAAAAGAAACTTTTGATAAATTTATGGTAGACCAGTTTCCGCAAAATGTTGAAAACGGCATTATCATTCCGTCAAAATACGAAACCACTGCAAAAAAGGCACGAAAAGTCTTAAGAACTATGCTTTTAGAAGTTTGTGAAATGTTCCTAAATCAAAAAACAAACGAGCAAAAGAAAAAATTTGCTATTCAGTTTGCGAAATTTTATAGTGAATTTTATATAGTAAACGACTATACTTTGCAGTCCGTCACAAATGGAAAATTAAAACCGGAAAGCCAAGAAATCATTTCAAAATGTTTGCCGGAAATTAAAACTTTATTAGAGGAACAAAAAACCACAAAAAAGAATAAATAAAAAAGGAATAAAAATGAAAAGGTTAAAAAGTAAAATCAGAAGACTTCAATTTTTAATATTAAATAAAATCATCATTAAACTTCTTTTGTTGATGTTCTACCCGTATGAAATAGACGACACTCCTAAAGAAAGGGAGTTAACAAAAAAAGTAATTTATAATTATTTTGAAATTATGTGTGATGAAATAGAGGATAAAATTTATTAAAAACTTTTTTAAAAAAGTAAGGGATTTTAAAAAAATATCAATGTCCCTTACTTTTTTTATGTCTTTTTTTGTCTATTTAAACCGTGCCCCCCTCCCAGTACCCCGGCCTCCCACGTATACATTAATGGCTCCCCCTGAAAACCCCAAAAATTTTACTTACAACCCCCTTTACACACACGATAAGGGCCTCCTAGTTTCCCAAGAGGCCCAAACCAAAACCTAAAGCAATCTAAGTTACCTTATATTAGCAGGTATAGCCTTAAGAGGCAATATCCAGGAATCCCCATTAGGGATCTTCCCATAATACTTAACCTTACCATCGACCTTATCTAATACTTCCTTTACCTCTATCTCATAACCCATCTTGAGTACATGACTCTGTTTATCATCTTGAGAGATGATAATAGAACCCTCACGGTATACAGCATAGGGTATAACCATCATCAGGGATTTAGGCAACATAACCGTACTAATATAATATAGGGTATAACACCCCTCCTCAAATAAATTGGGAGTCTTTTTAAACCTTAACTCAAAGCCAATATCGCCTGCCCTAACCCAGGCCATTAATCTATCCGGATAACCCATACCTATTATATAAAATCAAATAAATTAAACTTTGGTTTCACCTTCGCTTTGTTGCGCTTATTGCATCTCAGTGCATAAGTAAACGGTAGGAACTTCTCATACCATCGAGCATCATCCGCCATTGATGATACCCATTGGTTGTTGAGCGAATCGGGGACATCTTCCTTGAAGACGTAGAGCTTCGTCCAATTGCCCTTGCGATTGCCACCGAAGAAGTGAATGTGCTCAAACTCTTTTTCAATACGTTTGCAGGCTTTGCGGAAATACTCTGCTTGGTAATTCTCATTCTTTGTATCTTCAAGAATCAAACGTACATATACCTCTTCTTTGTGGTAAAAGTGGATGTGGTAAAGGTGGAGGCGCTCGATTAAAGTCAATGCGTCATTCAGTGTGAAGCGAGATGAGCAGTCGTATAGGCCATGGGCGAAATATGAATGTCCATACCTATCAAACTTAACCCTCAAATCAAAAACTCTTGCCCCTGCTTCCCATTGTTGCTCTATATCCTTATTTTGACAACGAGCGAAAGGTATCATAAACCATCCGTACCACTTTGCAGGTCGTAGGAATGTCATTGAATTGTGTGTGCCGATAATCGGCTTTGGTTGTTTGTCCATAATCTAAATGATAAATAAGTTACTAAAATCAATTTACTTTCCGTGTTCTCTTACATATTGAGCAGAAGATACGGAGGGTTGAGTATAATAGGGGGCATAGGTTCTATTAGCCCCAAAGTTAGTGGCTAATCCCACTCCCATAAATATAATCCATCCCCAGAATATGTTCCTGAAATCCTTAAGGATTCTGGCTTTATCCATTGGCCATCCTTTAGGGTCTTCTTTCATGAAGTAGGCATCATACTTATGACAGAACCAATGGGCAAACCCATAATATACAGGTGCCAAGAGAGGAGTCAGGATATAAAATAGGAAGATGGCCAATCCCCAACACCTGGCCATCAGAAGTATTATTGGGGTAATATCGGTAGAGCTCCCGGCGTAATTCCCCTCAGCATCCCGATAGATGCGAGTTGAGGGGAACATTGCGTCGTGAACCAAGTCGGTGAAAGGTTTCATCGTCTTAGGATTTTAGTGATTAGCATATAAAGGAGAATGACGGGTGATGCCATCCAGGCTGAAAGGAAAAATCCCAATTTACCTAATCGGCCTTCAAGTACTTCTTTATTAGCCTCTGGCCAAGCCAAGAGGGCTATTACTGTGGGGATTAAGGTAATAGCATAAATTACCGCTAGAGTTTTAATCATTGTTAATTGCTGTGTTTATTTTGTTAAGTAATTCATTTGCTAGATTGATTACCTGGGCATCCTCTAGAGTGAGGTTCATCTTGTCCATTTTAGATAATATTTTCTCAAGTTTAGCCAGGCTTTTTAAGGCTTTTTGCTGAGCAGAGTATGCCTGATACTTCTCTAAGCCTTCTTTATCAGCCAGAATGCAATGTCCTGGGTATGCCCAATAATCTATTCGGATAAGGTCAAAGTTGACCATTATACCATTAGAGAGGAGGTACCCCGTCTCTTTAACTTGGGCAATAGAAGTTTTCTCCATTATGGATTTCTCATCTGAGTAAATTAACTCTTGGCCCACTGAATAGGTGGGTGTTACGTTGATAACCTTGAGCTTTTTAACTTTGGTTTTGATTTTTCGTTTTGGCATAATTTTATTTTATTGTTTTAATTATTTACACTGCAAATATACGCATTTTGTTTTATATATCCAAATTTTAGTAGAGCTGGTATGGGATGGGTGCAATACTCTAGTAGCTAATACATATCTAACCTCTAAAATGATATAGATATGGAAGACAAAGAATTTTTCAAACAACTTGGACAACATCTTGGATGTGAACCAGCCGCTCTTAAAGCAATCGAAGAAGTAGAATCTGGAGGTCGAGGAGGATTCCTATCCGGCAAACCTCAAATTCTCTTTGAAGGTCACCAATTTTACAAGAAACTGAAGGAATCTAAGTCAGAAGCCTTCGCAAAACAGGTAGCTTCTCGTTTCCCTAATATATGCTACCCAAAATGGGATAAGACCAAGTATTTTGGTGGGAGTAGAGAGTGGGAAAGACTAACATTAGCTCGTTCAGTAGACCCCATTATCGCCGATATGTGTGCTTCATGGGGAATTGGGCAGATTATGGGTTTTAATTTTGCTCTTTGTGATTGCTCTTCGGTAGCAGAATTTGTTCAAAGGATGAGCAAATCTAAAGAAGAACAGGTCAGATTGTGGATGAACTTCCTCAAGAACTCCCCTGCTTGCATAAACGCCCTTCGAAAAAAAGACTGGGCAGCTTTTGCTAAAGCCTATAATGGGCCAGGTTATAAGCAAAACAAGTATGACACTAAACTGGCTGTAGCTCATAAAAAGTACGTAAACCGAGGTTATAATAACTAATCATGAAGATACTTGGAGTATGTGCGGGAGGTGGAGCTTTACTTCTCCCGTTTAGAGATCAGGTAATTATTGCTAATGTTGAGCCAAGAGTGGTATTCCACTATCCTGGGAACCCCACCTGGAAGTTCAATTTTGGTGACGTGCCTTTTCTCAGAGAGGGATTAGACCCAAGTTGGGAACCAGATGTCATTGTAGGGAGTCCAGACTGTGGCGCTAGTAGTATAATGCGTCTCTCTAAGACTAAAGAATTGGGAAACCCAAAAGATAACAAGAGTATTAACTTAGTCCTTTCTAGCATTAATCTTTATAAACCCAAAGTTTTCCTGATAGAGAACCTTCCGAGATTGGTATCCATCCTTAATAAGGATTTTTGGGATAAGAATTTCCCGGATTATGTTCTCACTATACACACGGTATCAGTGATGGATTTTGGAAATTCCCAAAAGTCAAGATGTCGTTCTATCATTGTAGGAGTACGTAAAGACCAATCTGAAAGCCTGAGGAGAGCTTTCAGGAGAGTATTCAAGGTTGCTCAAGTAAAGAAGGTATACGAACTCCTACACCCTTACAATGAGGCAGAGAATTATAATATCCCTAAGAAGAAAAAGGTAGCCATGTACGACTATCGAGAACTTCCTAAGAAGGATAATCTCACTATCAGACAGATCTGTAAACTCTGGAGAGGAGACTTCCAAAATGAATACAAATGGCCTATCAAGACAGCTAAGATGAAATCCCTTCCCGGAGTGTATAGGCTTAAGGGAGACCAATACCCTTTAACCGTTCGTCCTTCTGACCGTCAATTTAGGCCAGATGGGTGGCCATTAGGTATAGAGGATATAAAAGCCATTATGGGATTCCCTGCTGACTTCAAACTGTTCATCGATCGTAATAACTATCTCGCTACACTTAACAAAGCTAGATATACTCTTGCTAAGGGTTCAGTATGCGAAGTTGGTCTCTGGTTCAAAGATTGTCTAAGAGGTCATCTTTTAAAGCTAAAATAACAATGTCGAACTATGCCTTACAAGTTTTTACTAGGAAAGACTGTTATTAAGCTTTAGCTTATATTGTTAAGTATACCTATATACTACAAATTAGTAATTACAAGGTGGCTATGCTAAATTAAGAATTACCTCCTTCGGAGGTAATAGATTGGTAATATACCTCGTTACACTCGGTAATTACCAATCTAAGAGTAATATTCTTTCTTTTAGAGACTTAGTCTTAGTCTAAACGCATGGGCGCGTATATACACGAAACGATGAAACATAAAATCAAGGATATCCTCCTAGTCCTTTTGGTGATAGTAATTACCGGGGTGACTATAAAGACATGTAAACTTCAAAATGACAATCGGTTGTTATCGGAAGAGCTTGATACTTCAGAAAATCAACTTGCCTTCCTAAGGGATCATCCTTTTACCAAAACGGATACTCTCTATCAGGACTCGGCAAAATTAAGGAAACCACAACCCTTACCTTCAGAAGTTAAACCCTTCCGGGTTATTCACCCCACAGAGAGTAAGTCCCTAACGGAGAGTTCGGATATTCGTATTGCAGAGGCAGACTCCTTCTCCGGCATCTCCACTAGGGACTCTCTTATAGGGGTTGACCTTAACAAAAACCAGTTTACATTCACCTTCAAGAACTCTAGTCTGGGTATACACTCAGCAGACTTCAAAATAAAACCCGATGAATATCATTACGTATGGGTTGATGGGAAATTAACCGCTAAACGTTTACCTTTGGTAAAACGGATAAAACTAGCCCCCTATACCTCATTCTCTTATCGGCCTATACATAATCTTTGGGATTTGGAAGTCGGAATATCTTTCAAGACTAAATCCCTCAATTATAACCTCGGATTAAGTGGCTTTTATTATCCTCGGTGGCAATCAAAACCCGGGATGGATGCCACAATCCGAATAACTTATAACTTTTAAACCCAGTATGGCAATAACAACTCAACCCACCTTTATTTCACGGGAAGAGTTACAAACATTAGCTAAAGTCACAAACGATGTATTCTTATTTAGTACATTCTGTTATGTGATTCATCCCACCAGAGGTAAAGTCCAATTCGCACTATACCCTTTTCAAAAGGCAGTTTTATACCAGTTTGTTAAGGAACGTTTCAACATCGTATTGAAGTTCCGACAGGCTGGTATCACTGAGTTAATATCTATGTACTGCCTATGGCTATGTATGTACCATCCCAATAAGAAGGTAAACATCATCTCCATCAAGGACACTACTGCTAAAAAGGTACTAAAGAAGATTAAGTTCATGTACAAGAATCTTCCTTGGTATCTACAAACTCCCATTATAAACGGTAGGGTTTCTGAACTTGGTTCAACTTCCTTAATGGAGTTCTCCAATGGCTCATTCATTGAGTCAGTCCCTACTTCTCCAGAAGCGGGTCGTTCTGAGTCTCTTTCTCTTTTGGTGATTGATGAGGCTGCTATGGTAAGATGGGCTAGTGAGGTTTGGGCAGCTGCTCTTCCTACTCTATCTACTGGTGGCTCTGCTATCATTAATTCCACACCCAAAGGAATTGGTAATTTCTACCATTCCCAATGGGTTGACTCTATTTCTGGAGGTAATGGTTTCAATCCTATTCGTCTCTACTGGGAGATGCACCCTGAACGAGACGAAAATTGGTATCACACCATGTCTAAAGCTCTTGGCCCAAGAAGGACTGCCCAAGAGATAGATGGTGACTTCCTTTCTTCGGGTAACACCGTATTCGACCTTGCAGATATTAAGGCTATTGAGGACTGTCTATCAGATTATCCGGTCATTAAAACTCGATTCAATGGTCAGTATAGGCAATTTCTAGAGCCAGAACCAGATAAACAATATTATATTGGTGCTGACGTTGCAACTGGTCGTTCTAATGACTACTCTTCCTTCACTGTCATGGACAGGTATGGGGAAGAACAAGTTGTGTATAAGGGCCGTATTTCAGTGGATAAATATGCTAGGCTCTTAGGTGATACTGGAGAATTATTCAATTATGCCTTATTAGCCCCCGAATCTAATGATGTGGGATTGGCCGTAACCTCTATGTTACAGGCTGAAGGCTATCCAAACTTATATTATTATCAAAAACTTATAAAACAGAAGGGTAAGAGTCGCCCAGAAGTCGACAAAGCTCCTGGATGGTTAACTACCAATAAGAATAGACCTGTTATAATTGAAGCTCTAGAAAAGGATATAAGAGAGGGAAATGTCATAATTAAAGACCCCTTCTTTGTTAACGAAGCTTATACCTTCATCTATGATGGCTTAAATAGACCAGTAGCAATGGGTAAACATAAGGCCAACACCAATGCCGATGACCCAGATGCTGAAGTTTATGCCGATGATGATATTTTTGGAAAGGCTATAACAAACCATATACGAAAAGGTAAAGAACAAATTATAATACTCCCCAAATGAACTTTTTATCACTCTTTAGGACTAAAAAACCTGATAGTCCTCCTAAACCAGAGGGCAAAGAAGGGCCGATTCTTCCAGGAAGAGTCTCGGTTCCAGATGATAATTTGGGAAATGGGATAATCACGTATCTGGAAGGTGTGACCAAGTTCGTTACACCTTCTTATCGTAGAGAAATTATCCCTCTTATCCGTGATTTGTATAAGGTTAATCCGGACATGGGCATAGCTGTCCAAGATATGTTCAAGCTAACCAATACAGGTCATTCGGTAACTTTCCCAAATAACACAGATAATGAGGCCGAACAGATGAGAAATCATCTGGACCGGGTTTCCTCTAAGTGGTCAAGATATTCTGCAGGTATAGACGGTTTAGTAAACCGAATGATAGTTCAAGCCTTAGTGGGCGGTGCTATATCGGTTGAAGCTGTACCGAATGAAAATCTTAACGGGTTATCTACTATCTTATTCCTCAAGCCTGAAAGAATAATCTTTAAGCGAGAGAATAATGGTGTATACTCTCCATACCAGATTAATTCTTTTATGTCAGGTAAGGAGAAGCAATATATAGAGTTGAATCCCGAAACTTATTTCTACTGTTCCACCTTTAATGACACTGATGAGCCATACGGTATTCCTCCATTTATGCCTGCTCTAGACTCTATAAAGACTCAGTCTGATATGAGGTCTAATATGAAACAGATTATGGAGATAGCCGGTTTGGTTGGCTTCTTAGAAGCTCTGGTAGAAAAACCCATTCAAAGAGGTAATGAGAGTATAGATGCCTACATGTACCGTCTCCAAAGATACCTTCGAGATATGAAGAAGGCTGTAAAAGAGGGTATGAAAGATGGAGTAGTAGTGGGCTTCAAAGATGACCATGAGTTTAAACTAAACTCTACTACTAAAGAACTGGGGAACCTTAATACTCCCTGGAACATTAACCAACAGTCTGTGGCTAATGGTCTGGGCATTAACGGTTCCATCATTGGCGTTAATCAGGCTGCTGGAGAAGGAGCTGCTGGTACGGCTCTTTCTAAAATGATCTCTCAGCTTAAGAACCTTCAGCTTATGGTATCCTATGTTCTTCAAAGGGTATACCTTTTAGAACTTAGGTTGGCCGGGTTCCATTGTAAAGGCCTTGTTATTTCTTGGGGCCCATCAACAGTTACTGATGATGTCAAGATTCAGCAGGCTCTTCAGTATAAGATACAAAATCTTAATGCTCTTTATCGAGATGGCATCATCTCTCAATCTCAATACGCTTGGGCTATGGGTTACCTATCAGCTGATCAATCAGAGCCTAGAGTATCAGCCGAAGATCAGCATGGTTCAAACAAATCAGCTGCTGGAGATAAGACCGGTATAGATAAAGATAAACGACAGGCTGACAAATCTAAATCAGACAGAAAAGGCAGGGATAAATCTAACCCTAACCCTCGCAGAAAAGATAATGACTCAAAACCTAGATAATTATGTCCCCTGGAATTATTCACAAACAAAAAACTTACATCGACTCTTTAACTATCGATGGAGGTCATAGCATCTTAACTTCTCATGTACCTGAGAAGATTGGTGCTAGAAAATTCGTAGAGAATTACTACAAGTGGAATAAGCCAACTCCGGAAGCAATTACTCAGTTCGGTTTGTTTGGTAGTGACCTTAACTATCATACTTACTATCCCGATGTAACTGCAGAAGAGCTTCATCCTAAAGATGATGAGTTTATCTACCCATTATTCCGTCTACTCTCTGCTACTATCGTTTCTAAGAACTGGAACCCTACTGACTTTGGTCATATTCCGGGAGTTCTTAAAAACTCTATGAACTTACTCTTAGGTCAAACCGTTAATTGTGACCATTCTACCGATATAGGTAATGCTATTGGTGCTGTATCTGAGGTTATTTGGCAAGAAGGTTATAAAGACGGTAAAATAAACATACCGGCTGGTATTAATGGAGTGCTTAAGATTGACGGTAAGGCAAACCCCCGAATCGTCCGAGGAATTCTTATGGAACCCCCTTCAATTCACTCCAATTCTGTAACAGTCCAGTTCTCTTGGGAACAATCTCACCCAGGTATGAGTATAAATGACTTCCTTGATAAATTGGGAACTTATGATTCAAAAGGCCAGTTGGTTCGAAGGATAGTTACAAATATCATTAGGTATCATGAAACTTCACTAGTATCTCATGGAGCTGACCCTTATGCTCAGAAGATTACTGAGGGGGGTAAACTTAATAACCCTATCTTTGCAGACCGTACTTGGAACTCCTATGCAGAGTATACCAATTCAAAGAATAAAATTTATACTTTCGAGGACTATAAAGAACCAAATACCGACGATACTCCGACGGATAATAATAAGGGTAAAACCCAATTTCAAGAGGAGTCCCCGAAAAATAACAATAACTCAAACATAACCCAAATGAACCAAGAACTCAAAGAATTTTTAGAGTCTCTCTTCGGCACCGGTTGTCTCACTCTTGCCGAAGGCCAGGAACAGACTCAGGAAAATGCCTTGGCAGCTATTAAGGCTATGGTAGCTGATCAGTCAAATCATCAGGCTGAACTAGCTACTCTTAATGAGACCGTGACTAACCTCACAACTGAACGTGATTCACTTCAGGAACAGGTCACTAATCTCAATGCTAAGGTAGCTTCATTAGAGCCAAAGGCTATTATTGGTACTCAGTACCTTACTTCACTTCGTGAAAACTGCGTGGCCACTTATCGTAAACTTCACGGTGACAAAGCTGATGATACCATCATCAACATGCTTAATGCTGAGACTACAGGTGTTCAAACCCTAGAATCTCTGCAGAAGGACTACACTACTCGTCTTGAGGAGAAATTCCCTCTTAAGTGTGCTAAATGTGGTTCTCACGATGTAAGCCGTGCTTCTTCTATCGATGAAGAAACTAAGTCAAAAGAGGACACTACTTCTAACTCAGAGGGTACTGTTCGAAATACCCTGGACTCTATCTACCATACAAAACTTAAAAAATAATCCAAATATGGCAACTAATTACAACAACCCACAGACTCTTACCTTGATGGAGGAGAAAACTCCTCGCACTAAGGTATATAAAAGTGAAAGCCACAAACTCAATCAGGCCTTCCCGGTAAAGAAGAACGCCGTCATCACTCAAGGTATGCCAGTTAAACTGGAGACCGATGGTACAATTTCTCCATATACTGGAGAAGGTATCTATCTCGGCATTGCCCATACTGACAGTATCAAACCGGCTTATGCTCCTCAGCGTAACTTTCCTATCGAGGTTACGGTAATGGTAGAAGGTTTTGCTATCGTACATGGTGCAGTAAAAGCTGAAATTGAGAGCTGCGGTTATGTTAAACCTACCGCAGAAGTGGTTACCGCTGGAGGCTTCGTAGTATATGAAGCTTCATCTACTGAAACTAAATTTATCGCTATTACTCCGGCTACTCAGGGAGAAGTAATGCAAGTTCTCGTTCGATAAATAAAATATAACGCATATATGACAACGGAAAAAACTAAACAGGAACTTCTTAGTTCACTGAGAGAGACCGTCCTCGAAATGGATGCTCTCCGTAAAGGATCAGACAATCGTCTCCCGGTGGATGTTACACTTGGAGAAGTAGTAACCGACCGATACAACCTTTCTCAGGCAGATTTCTTCGAGAAACTGGGTATCAATACCCACGTTACTACGATGGAAAATCTGTTCACTATGCCAGATCAGCAGATTCGCTGGATTGTTCCGGAAATCATCCGAGAGGCAATCACCACTGGAATGCGTCAGGCACCGTTCTACCCTCAGATTATCGCTTCGGACCAGCCTATCAATGGTCTCCGAGCAACTATGCCTATCATCAACATGTCGGATGCTACTCCGTCGAAGGTTAACGAAGCCGAGACTTTCCCACTCGGTACCGTAAGCTTCGGTCAGAAACAGGTATCTCTTTTCAAAATCGGTAAAGGCTTCAAGCTTACAGATGAAGTAAAGAATTTCGTTTCATTGGATGTACTCAGCATCTATCTTCGCGACTTTGGCGTTCAGCTCGGTTATGCGATGGATACTCTGGCTATGGATGTTCTCCTGAATGGTAACATGATAGATGGTTCAGAGTCTGCTCCGGTAATCGGTGTATATAACACCACAAAAGGCATCACTTATAAAGACCTTCTCCATATCTGGGTACGTGGATCTCGTATGGGCCGCAACTTCACAGATATGATCGGTGGCGAAGACCAGGCAATCGAGATGCTCAATCTCCCTGAGTTCAAGGATCGTGCATCGGGTACTACTGCCGCAACTCTCGATGTTAAGTCTCCTATCCCAAATAAAGCTAACTTTTACATCCATCCGGGCACTCCTGAAAATCAACTTTTGCTCGTTGATCGTTCTGCCGCTCTCATCAAGCTTACTGCTCGCCAGTTGATGCTCGAGTCTGAACGAATCGTTTCGAACCAGACCGAGGCTGTATATGCAAGTCTTACTACTGGCTTCAGCAAAATGTACCAGGATGCTTCACTTCTGCTTGCTTCTAACAAGGAGTTCAGCAGCAACGGTTTCCCTGAATTTATGACGGTTGACCCATATCTCCAGGTTAATCTGGGATAAGCCGCTGATTTTCTTTCTGCCAAGAGGAAGTACTTGCCCATAAAGGGGTACTTCCTCTATTTTAACTTAAACCCATAATTATAAAACAACAGATATGGCAAAAACATTTAAAGTTCAACTAGGACCAAAGGCTTATTCATTTAATGATCAGTCTACCGGTCTTTCTATTTCAAGAGGAGAAGTTAAAGAACTTACACTCCGCCAGTTCAATACCCATCGAGTTCGTACTGCCCTGAACCAGGGCCACCTATCTTTGGTACAGGAGCCATCCGAAGCTGCTAAATACTCCGAAGAAGCCATCAAAAAATTACTCAACAAGCTCAAAGCACAGCATGCCAAGGGCATGGAGGTTTCTAAGGTAGTTAAAGCTTATTCTCTCGAAGAGGTTCAGCTTATGGCAAAAGAAGCCGGATTTGAAGTTGACCCAAATGACACCGCTGAAGTCCTCATCAAGTCTATGTTCGACGATTTTGAGGAATCTGGCAAGTAAAAAACCTTTTTCAAAAACTTTCAAATATGGCACCAGTAGAATTTGGCTTTGTGCCGATTATCTCTGGTCTTACAGTAAAATTCAGATTCACCGGTAAAGTCCCATCTACAATGCCCGTAGATTGGGACTTTGGTGATTCTACAGAGGAATATAACAGAAGACAAGTTACTCATACCTATAATGAATCTGGCTTTTATGATGTAACCGTTTCTTATACGGATAGTAAAAATAGCCAAACATACTCATACTCTCAAACCATCGTAGTTAACCTTGATGCTGAGACTTCTCTAACCGGAAGTATCTATGATCTCATTGATTACTACTTACCTAAGGAGATTGTAACTTCGATGACTCTACAAGAGAAACAGCTGTACATAAATAAATGGCAATTGTATATCCATCCTCTAGTAGATCATTTTATTCCTAAGGAAGAATATAATAATGAATTATACTATGAAGGACTAGAGAACCAGCTGATAATGGAATTGGCTGTATGGGACTTCCTTAATACTAAGCTTTATAATCTGCTTGCAAGAGTAGGGCAATATTTATCCAATGTAACGGGTATCACCGAAGAGGATGATGATGCCGTCGGAAATTCTAGAGGAGACCGAATCAAGTCTATCACTACTGGCCCTACAGAGGTACAGTATTATGATACGTTTTCTGAATCCATCTCTAGCTTGTACTCTACTTATTATAAAGCTCTTCAACCTGGTGGTCTAATTGATTCAATTAAAAAGAACCTGTGTACGTTAGCTGAACGTTTGAACATATTCTTACCGTTCTGTCAACATCATAGAACCGTGGTTATTCCTAAAGTTGTTAACCATAGAGACCCAGGTTTATTAGGTGGACCCAACCCAACTTACCCCATTAATGGTGGAGAAAGCAATATCCCCCAATAATTCTTATGTCAACCAAAGAACCTGCTTCTCTTGTACCAAACAAGTCCTGGGATAAGTACAAGAAAGTTATCACCACCTTTATAGACCAAGATGCAGGTCGACAAACCATAATATGGGCAAAGAATGTAGACCAACTCTTGACTCATGGTGAAGATTATATACCCAAGTATTATCCGATAGAGATTGAAGCTCTTTGCTACTATAACGCTTTCCGTAACTGGCCAATTGATAAAGCTACAATTGCAGGTGAACTTGATGAAGAGACCCTCTCCATCTTAATTAGCACCGAGTATGTTCGCAAGATTGGTTACCTTAACAAGAACGGTTACTGGGATTTCAATTGGTCAATGGATCGGTTTGTTATTAATGGCATAGTCTATAAACCCTCTGGAGATACTCAGGTAGCTCAGGCAAAAGACCAGGCTTTAGTATTTATGGTGATTCTGAAAAGAGACCGTGATACGGAGCTTAATTTTATATAAACCTCTTAACACCTTAACACAATTATATATGGCTAACTCATTTCAACTTAGGTTTGTCAAGATCCAGACGCCAGAGCAAATTGATGCTTATGACAGTCAGTTGATAATCTTAAATGGGACTTCCGGAGTACATCTGGACATGGCGGGTTCAGGTAATTCGGTTACCATACTCCGGAGTATGACGGGGCAGAATTTTGTATCTAGCCAGCAGGATTATTTTGCTAGTACTTGGGATGGTTTTATCCAACAACCTGCTATTGGCCAAGTAGTCAAGATAAGAGTTAATAAGCTCCCACTCTTTGGCTTCATAATAGGCGATGTGGAGGATGCTGGTGATAGTAATCCCGAAAACCTGGACGACCCTATGAATGCTTTCGCTGGTAGGGGGGAAGAATACTTTAGGGGGTCAGATGCCGGATATTTCTTAGGTAAAAACTCATAAATCCTTTTACTATGTATGTAAGTAAACATTTTACCTGTCCGGAGATTGACGAGCGGCTCCAGAACATAGGCACTGCCGAGGATGTGGCGGCGGCTGACGGAACACTTTACGCTCGTATTAGCAAGAATGCTGACGACGTTGATGAATTGAGAGATGCAGTAGGTCACATAGATTCCGCTCAGACAGCGACCGACAAGACGGTGGCGCAACACACGAAGGACATCAGGGCGCTGGTGAAAGCTATTAGCGTGAAGAGCGTGACATGGACCGAGATTAAGCAACTGCGAGACGCCGGGCATTTGGACGATGGGACGCTGTATCGCATAACGGACTATGAGACAACGGTAGCAAACGACCCTGAGGCACGGAGTGCCGGCCACCCGTTTGATTTGGTGGTAATGGCACTTGACGCAGGGACCTTGTCGGAGCGTGCCTGGGCGATGCGCAGCGCTCGGGACACAGCGGGCTACTTTGCCGGCGCGAAGCTGGAGTCGTGGCAGGTGTGGTATTGTCTGGACAACGACACCACACGCTTCCAATGGGCTGATACGGCGACAGGTAAGGGCGTAATATATAGACTTATCGACGAGTGGGGAAACGACTGTCCCTACGACTTCAAAAACGTGCAGTTTAAGCGCTGTTTAACAAGCGGCGATTTTGTGGATAATGTTGTGGACGATGCAGAATGGCCGAACACATATTATATTCTGAGCCCAAGCATGAACGGCCAGGCTGATATGACGGCAGATGAAACAGACTATAAATGGCTGTACACTTTTACATATCTGGAGCAGATGCAGGATGTAAGGGATGCCAGCCTTATTAACGAAGTAAATGCGGTCTTTAAATCCGCCTATTATAATAAGGCTTGCAACTGCAATGAAATGCAGGCGTATTACATAGGCGAATTTATAGATGATACAACGTTTGCGACGCAAGCGCTGAACAATATCGTATTAAGTTCGTATGACGAAGAAAATGGGGCTGCTGTAAATATGTACGGCAACAAATGGGGCGCCGGGTGCTTTAATATGACGTTTCATGAGCACTGCTATGGGAATAGCTTCGGAGTGAATTGCTATTATCTCATAGGCTTTAAACTCTATTACAACACGTTCGGGAACGACTGCAACAGCAACACGTTCGGGAACAGTTGCAATTATAACACGTTAGGGAACAATTGCGACGGCAACACGTTCGGGAACTACTTCCGGTATAACACGTTCGGGAACAGTTGCAATTATAACACGTTCGGGAACAGTTGCGACGACAACACGTTCGGGAACGACTGCAACAGCAACACGTTAGGGAACGAGTGTTACAGCAACACGTTAGGGAACAATTGCGACGGCAACACGTTCGGGAACAGTTGCGACGACAACACGTTAGGGAACAATTGCGATTACAACACGTTCGGGAACGACTGCAACAGCAACACGTTCGGGAACAGTTGCAATTATAACACGTTCGGGAACTACTTGCAATATTTAACGGCCGGTGAGGGCGTTAAATATCTGAATGTGACTGGCGGAATCGACATTGAACACTTTGTGCAGAACGCTCATATATTGAACGGTACGAGCGGCAAGGACCGCAAAAACCTGCTGACGGTGGGGCTTCCTGAAATGTCGACAGTGTGCCGATATGTCGGGCAAAATACGGCCGGTGTACTAAAAATTTGGGTGCCGGCAGACCTGGTGTAAAACAGAGGTGTTTGCGCAATGTTGCAGTAATAAAACAATAAAGCGCAAACACCCTGAACAGTTCCGGGGCGAGAGCGCTAGTGAACCGCAAGGCAATAACTAATGACCTTAAAAAAGGGCGAAAACGCAAAAATAAAAGTGATGAATAAGAAAATTTTAGTAGGCAGCCGGGCATTTTTCGACGGCTGCGAGGGCTTCAGAAGCAAAGACCGCGACTATCTGGAGTTAGTGGAGAACCCAACAGGCTTCAAATGGCGACGTGAGCAGTCGCTTCGTGGTGTATGCACATTCAGCTATAAGCTGGAACCGGTGGCCGACATGGTGCGGCGCACGCTGGAGAGCGGCGACGCGCTGCTCGTTGGCAAATTCCTTGTGTCCGAGGTCGCCGAGACTATCGGCGCAACTGTGGCCGACATTATGCCCCTTGAGGCACTGTTGCCGAAGCTGGACAAAAAGCACGAATATGTAGCGGCCATTTTCAACGCCGTTAAGCAGAACGGCTCTTTTGAGCTTACCGATGAGCAACGTGCTGCGGCCTATGAGATTTATAAACAAGCCAGAGAAAAAGCAAAAGACTGAGAATTATGCTGAATGTGTAGGAACTACAAATGTGCGGATTTTCGGCAGCGACGGCAAGATATATCAAAGACATGATAATTGGGACCTCACGTTCGGAGATTGCCTCGCTTTGGAAGAGATTAGGATTGCTGAGCTCCATTCATCAATACAATTATCTTGGTCGCCTAACCTCAGCAAGGAATCAGTGCTTTACATGATAACTAATGCCAACCCACCGAGTGGAGCGGCAGCAGGCAGCATAGCAATCACACTTCACCCCACAGCCTATGCCCGTCTGAAAGACGATGTGGACATAGTGGCTGCGTTGGAGGCAAAGAACGGAGTAATAACATTAGTATCAGCATAAAAATAGCATAAATTATGATAACAAAACAAAACAACGAGATATTCAGCACCGAAGGAAAGTACGTGCATATCATAGGTACAGACAATTATTTCAAACGTGGGCTTGCTATCGGTCTGTCGGTAGAACAGTACTAAAATTTATAAACCCCTTCTAAACTCAAACCAATATGTTAAATCCTATTAAGCAAGAAGTTCCTGCTACCCCCGAACAGGATTTCACTCCTCAGAGCAGTGTATGGGTAAACGGGAAGTTCACGATATCCAGAGGTACAAACTATGACACCTACTTCCTGTTCCATGAGACTCAAGAATTATCTGATTTTGTAATCAATGCCGAGGGAGAAGAGATAACAACTACCCGTCAGGCAGTATTTGCATTGCCCGTAGTAGTCAAAAGACCGGCCACTTATGAAAAGGTAGTTAATGCAGCTGAACGAGCCGCTTACCATCTCACTTCTGATGCCGAGGCAATTTCTTTCACTGCTTCTCTTGCTCGTCGTTACCGTCTCAATAGCCAAGATGATGAAGCTCTCGAACATGACCGTTTCATGAATGAGGTTCTCGAGCAAGTAAGACCTCTTTTCAAGTAAACTATGCAAAAGCTTAGCTTTCCCGCTAATATCCAAATCTACGTTAATCCCCGGGACCAACGGAAAGCCATGGAGTTTTTCCGTAGGTGCCCAGAGATTATGCGTAAAGCCTATGAAAAAGGGGCTCGGCGATTTGCTACTATCCTACTCCAGATAGTTAAAAGGGCTTTAGCAACCGGAGAACCACCTCCAGGGTCAGGAGTATCTTGGCCACCATTAAGTGAGAAAACTAAAAAGGCTTATAAATCCTGGGGATACGAGAATGCTCACCCGTGGTATTTGATTGGTCAGATGTACCGACGAGTAGGGATATTTGCTACTCGAAGCCAGAATAAGGAACTGAGAGTAGGATTTCCTCAGGGAGTTAAAGCAACTCACCCCAATAAAAAGTCCCGAAGCAATTTAAATCAACGTCCCACGATAACCCATTTAGCCAGGATGTTAGAAGAGGGGACTGATGGTATTCCTCAACGGCCTTTATTTGCCCCGGCTTTTAAGGCGGCTGGCGGTGAAGCTAGATTGAATCACTTCATAGTTGAAGAACTTAAAAAAGAATTTCGAAAATATACCTGATTATGGCTTCAAATTTTATTGTAGAACCCAACGCATTCTTCAGTCAAGCTAATGTTCCTAGAACTATTACTATTAAACCGATTGGAGTTAATACTGGAGATACTATTAAAAAACAATTAAGAATCTCTGCTCCTGGCTACGAGGATAAAATAGTTTACCTTACTCATCAGGGGCAAATAAATAGCACTCCTTAAGATATGGTTAATTCCGAGGAAATAATCGAGAGGACCTTTTACATATGTCTTCTCCATAAATTGCTTAAGGCAAACTTGACTATCAACCCTGATAATTACTTACCACTCTCCCCCGAGAATGATAAAAGGTTTCAGGCTGATAAGGCTAGTTTGCCTAAGTTTGTGTATCTATTTGGTGTAGGTAATAATCAGGTTAGAGGAGCCAAAATAACTCCCCGGATTACCCTTGAATTAAATGGCTATTTCCCGGGAGATATTGGTATACCCGGAGTTGATTACAATGGTAATACCAGTGAGGACCCCTATCAAGTAGTCGAGTACCCTTGGGAAACTAAGGATATCACTTTAGACATACACTTGGTGGCCAATAACCAATCCGATTTAAGGTTACTCCATAATATCCTATTCAATGCTTTACCCGTAAGAGGGTTTGTGGTACCTTATTTGGATAATGATTTTGAGGCTTGGCAAAAAAAGAAACTCAACCGAGATGGAAACCTGTTTATAGAATTAACCAATTATTATGACCACCCAGACCTTGAACACGGTTTACTTGAGAAGGTATATACCTATCTAGTAAAAGATGGCATACTTGAACAGGTAACACATCCCGATGATCCCAACTACACTCTTGTACCGATTAAAGATATATCGGTTCTTATGGGCCTAGAGGAAACTTCTGAAAGCAACCCTGTAAACCTTCAGGTTCCGGATTAAAGCGATACTCGAAGCCTTATTTTATATAAAACGATAACTCACAAATAAATATAATAACAATGTCTAACGCACCCAAAGTAAGCTTCTCCATAGAGAACAACAATGTTCAGGAGAGTACTCCCTCATTGGGAGTTTCCTTTGTGTTTGCTAGAACTACTAAAGGGCCTAAACTGGACCCCTCGGAAATTATCTCTACTCCTACTCATTTTCAGAGAGTTTTTGGAGAAGAAGTAATCCCGGGTAGTACGGTATCTCCCATAGAGAAAGCCCTTAAAGGTGGTTCAAAGCTGCGTATATGCCGTGTGCTGGGTCCCGGCTCTACGCAAGGCACCGTTCCCGGCACTATTACCTTTGCCATTGACGGTAAGTCAGTAGCAATCGGGTTTAAGACTCAAGGTTATGGTGATCCGATAGATGGCCAAGACACATTCAAAGTAAAGCTAGTTACCCAGGCGTATGCAACTTACCTACAGGTTATATCTACTGCTACTGGTACTGTATTGGAAAACCTTTACCTGTTCAAGTACAATGAACAGGATGGCCTTCCTCAGGTAGATGCTACGGGTATCACTAAGTTCAACGCCTTATCCCAGTATCTGACCCTTTTCGTCTCAGCTGATAACTCCGGTCAGAACGTCAATACTCCTTCCAAGCTTAAGTCTTGGCTTGACCAGGCTACTACTGCAATCACCATTACTCCTTCAGTAACTAATGTTTCAGAAGTGACATACCATGGCACTGCTGGAGGTAATGATGAGGCTAATTGGGTTGAAAAAGCCGATGGATATCTCCCCACCATTGAATTTAGTGCAACAACAACGGCTGACAACCAAATGGTGTTCAAAATCAAATTAAGCGAAGTTGGAGCTGCAACGCCAGAACTCTGGTGTGACCAATTACCAGCGGACCCAAAATTTGTAGGGATGACAAAGGTGGAAGGAACGACAAATGAATTTACGGCGACGCTTTTTGATAAAAATGTAAAAGCAAGAGGCGACCAAATTAATTTCCGTTTCCGTTTTCCAATGCCGACGACAGGCGTAGGGCTGACAAAGGATATCTTTATGAAGGTCGGTGATTCAAATGAGGAACCTACGCTTCCGATAGTATGGCTTGCTTCTACTGGTAACCCTGGTTCAGAGCCAACTCTTAAGGAATGGAAGGATGCCATCGATGTCGTTCGGGATTACACCGATTGTTACAATGTAGCTTTCTCTGGTATCAACCATCACCTTCCACCTTCTGAAGTAATCCAACTTCATAAAGAGGTAGTTACCCTCTTTAACCAATTAGAGGAGTACCGATACTTTGTCGAACTTCCTTGGTGGACAGCTGATAACAATAACTATAAAGCTCCTACAGACCCAACTAATGCTTCTGCTATGGTAGAACTTTCTAAGCAGTGGATAGGTACTATGGGCAATTCTAAGTGGGTGGGTCTTTTCGGTGGAGGCCTTCAGTTCTACGATTCAGAAGGAGAACTTCAGAATGCCGATTGTATTGGCACTGTTTTGGGTTTGGCAGACACCGTAGCTACTACTCGGGGCTATTGGGAATCTTTTGCAGGTCTCCAAAAGGGCATTGCTTATGATGCTATAGGCCCGGTTATCCCCAACTACGGTTCTCCTTCTCGATATGACCAGCTCAATGAACTGGCCCAGAATTACATCAATGTATTCTGCCTCAAGGATACCCCCGCTGCTGGTAAACAGACCACTCTGTGGAACTGTTACTCTACTCAGTTCAAACAGGATTCTTTCCGATTCCTGTCTATCACTGGTCTAATCCTGTATATCAAAAAGACTCTCCGACCTATTTTAGAGAAATACATCGAAGAGCCTAATATTTGGTTTACTTGGAAAACTATGTACTGTGAGGTTAAACCCGTTCTGGATGCTATAGTAGATGCTAATGGCATGTCAGATTATACATGGTTAGGTGACCAGAATGCTCAGAGCTATGACCAGCTCCATGTGAATAACGAGGCTGAAGTTCGACAGGGCAAATATAAGGCTAAGTTGAAGATCAAGGACATTGTTCCTATGGTTGACATCACCTTGGGCATCTCCATCGATGCAGCTTCAAAATCTGTATCAATAACCGAAGAATAAATTATTATGGGCGCTAAAGTAAAAAATCCCCGAAAAAAGTTTCTATTTCGGATTACCTTTGTTAAGCATCCCATGAATGCTTATCTCTGTCAGAAGGTAACTTTACCAGACATAGAGATCGAGCAGGTAGCTCATGGTGATATCAACAGAGATGTTAAAACTGCCGGCCGAGTATCTATTGGTAACCTTACCATAGAGAAACTCATGACTACTGGTGGACCAGATAACTGGTTACATGACTGGCTTTATGCCTGTCAGGACCATGTCAATGGTGGGGGCCTCACCTCTGAACAGTACTGGGAAACCGTGCTGGTAGAGGAACTGGCTGAGGATGGTGTAACTGCCATTAACTCCCATTTGGGTACTGAGGTATGGCCTACCAAGGTTAATGGCCTTGAATTAGACCGTATGTCTTCCGATAACACCATCGAGTCCATCGAATTTTCGGTAGGAACCTGGGACAAGTACTAATAACCTTCACACTGGGTTTAAGTGGAGAGAGCTGGATATCCTACATCTTGGGAGTCCAGCTTTCTTTGTTTTTACCCAGACTAGTCATTTCATTACCAATATTAAATTTAACTCTCCTAGTGGAAGGTATATTCCCTAAAGATAAAACACCAAGAAGAATACTTGCAGAAATGCTAGCATCTGCCGTAGGCTTCCCTTTGGGAGTCTTATCAACGCAACATATTAACATATTAAATAATTTTTAAACCCAGTTAAAAATGGATACACCAACTTTAAACACATTCACCTTTGTTGCTCCTTCTGGTACAGAATACACCATTCGAGAACAGAATGGCCAGGACGAGGAAATCATCAGTAATCAAGCCGAAGCTCGTCGAGGTATGAGCATCACCAATTACCTTCAGGGTATAATCCTATCTACTTCTCGTAAAGCTGGTAAGCTTACCCTCAAGGAGGTAATGGGTCTTCCGACTCTTGACCGTATGTGTATTATTCTTCAATCTCGTATCTTCTCCTTGGGAGAAGAGCTTGAATTTTCCCATCGGTGGCCTAAAGGAGAAGACACAGACCAATTCGATGAATTCGAGTATTCTCAGGATCTTCAAGAATACCTTCTCAGTGATTATGCAAATCCCGAGAACATCACCGAGGAGGAGCTTCAAGTAAAACCCAAAGCATTACCCGTATATGTTCAGGATCCTTTCGTACCCATTGAGCATACCCTTAAAAGTGGGAAGCATATACGTTTTCATGCTTCTAATGGTTATACCGAACTAGCAGTAATAAAACTTCGAGATACCGAGCAGACTCGAAACTCAGAGCTTATACTCCGTGAACTCGAACTTGAGGTAGATGGTAAGTGGGAAAGGGTGCTTAACTTTGCTTTGTTCTCCTCTAGAGATATGGGAGAATTGAGAAAGTTGGTAAACACCGTAGACCCAACTGCTGACCCAACTACGGTTATCTCTAATCCAGAAACTGGAGAAAAATTAACCCTATCTCTATTCGCTATCCCAACTTTTTTCTTCCTCGAGGAGGGTGTCTAAACGAAGAAGAATTCGTTTTTATCTGTAGAAGCAAGATAACTCTAACTTACTCAGAATACATTAGGTTGCCATATCGAAGCCGTAAAAAGTTTTTCGATATGGCGGCCTCGTATTATGAGGATATTGATAAATCATTAAAGAAGAAATAAAATGGCTTCACTAAGTAGCTCATTTGTTCAGGTGGGCGTAAATATGGTACTCCGAGACCAGTTTTCTCAGAATGCTGGTAGAGTGACTTCAGCCTTCCAAACCATGATGAATAACCTGCAAAGCACAGGTAGAGCTGTACAGGCTTCTTATGGTGAAGTCTTTGATTTAGCAGTTACCGGTGCCAATAAGGTACTTGATGCCTATAAGGCCTATGCCGGAGTAGGGAAAGACATCTTCCTCACAGGAAAAATGGCTAATGCTACCAATCAGCAATTAAAAGAACTCCGAGACCTTGCAGAGAGCACTAACTTGGAAGTACCTCTTACTACTGGAGACATTGCATCTGCTGAAAAGTTCTTAGCTATGGCTGGCAACTCAGTAGAAAAGATTAAGGATATGATCCCAGCTATTTCTAAGCTTTCCTCTATATTTGGTATGGAAGCTGGTGGAAAAGGAGGTGTAGCTGACTTGATAACTAATATCATGTCAACGTATCAACTCCCCTCTTCTCAAGTCGAACAAGTAGCTAATGATTTGTATGTAGCTACTACCAGTGCTAATATGGATCTAAGGGATTTAGCTAACTCTATTAAATATGCTGGTGCTGAAATGGCAACTATGGGTTATGGAGTTAAAGAAACTGCTGCTGCTATAGGCCTTTTGGGAGACATGGGTATTCAGGGTTCGATGGCTGGTACTGCTTTGGCTAATACTATGCGTTACCTTCGTCAATCCCTTTCCGGTCAAAAAGAGTCTGGAGCTAAGGCTCTAGCTCGTTTAGGGCTGTCTAAAGCAGACTTTGTAGATGCTAGAGGAGAACTGGTAGACTTATATCAGGTTTATAAAACTTTGGCAAAAGCTGTTCAGAACAAAAATATCTCAGGATTGGAGACTGCTGACCTCATAACAGCTATCACCGGAGTTCGTGGTTCTCGTAATATGTTGGCAGTAGTTCGACAACTAAACTCAGGACAAGATACCTATAGCAAGATTATGAACGCGTATGGTACCCGACAGAACTCACTTAATCAGGCTATGGCAGAGCGTCAGGAAATTCCCCAGGGTAAAATTGAAAGGCTCCATTCAGTTCTGGACGCCCTTCAACAGAGAATTGGAGAATTTGCTGCAGATTTTCTTAATCCTTTCTTAGACGCTATTAATTGGGTCTTGGTGCAGGCATTTAAACTTACTAATGTACCTGTAATCGGGTGGCTTATAAAAGGCGGCCTTTTCCTTACTCTGGTTTCTCCTCTAGTTGTAGGAGTAAGGATGATGAGGGCTTTAGTGGTCTCCTTGAGAGAAACCATACTTATGACTCAAATGACCCTTAACCGTATGGGGTTAAGTGCCAAAGCTATGGCTCAAAATATGGCCTACTCAAAGGCGATAATGGCTGAGGGAGCAGCTTTAGCTCCTGGTAAAAAATCCTCTTTAGCAAACGGTGCTTATATATATAAGAGTCGTACAACTGATAAAGTGGGTTTAAGCTATATAGATGCCACAGGTAAGAGACACCGAAGCACCAACCCTAACTTTATACAGAATTGGTTAGTAAGCCAAGGTCCCAGTAGAGGAGGTAATGGTGTTCAACAGGGCCAAACTAATACCTTTGGCAAATGGTTCCCTAAAGTTTCAGGTTTCTCGGGGGCTATGAAAGGTATGGGTAGAGGTCTACTAAGGTTAGGAGGAGCTATTGTAAGTTTATCCGGAGGCCCAATAGGTATTGGGCTTATGGCTGCAGCTACTCTTTTGCCCTCCCTTATTGATGTCATACGAGGCAACACGGCATCCCAAGAAGAAGAACGGAGGAGGAAAGAGGAGGAAGAACGTCAGAAGATGGAAGAACTCCGAAACAACCCACAATTATATCAAGCTCGCAGGGATAAAGCTTTAGCAGAGGCCCTTAAGAAAATTTACGGAGACAGCATAAATGCCGTGAACATAACCGTAGATGGGGCTCCGGTACAAACCCTGATGGGCGGCGATAACTATACTCTCGATCTATTTAATGAGTTCGGTATACCTAATCCAGGATTCTAAAACCCTTAGGTTATGGCAAATATTAAAAAACGACTATATCCCCAGCCCTTAGGTACTGGTACACAATTTAGACATGATCATCTTCTACCTCTTGGTTGGGGTGCTGGAGTTGATAAATATACCAGTACGGTTGGTAAAGCAATAGGCATAGCAACTAACTTTTATGGGAAAGCCATTGATAACCCAGTAGCTGAACGGGTTACTAATGGCATCCTTATGAAAGGGTGGCGAGCTTTATTAATGGCTAGGAGCATCAAAAGAAAAGCTTGGGATGGTATTAATAAAGCTAAATCAGAACCCAATAATGGTTCTGTCTATATAGCTAATTCTCTGGAGTCATCCCAAAAACTCCGAAAGGTGGACATCCAGGAGTGGAGCCCAAAATCTAGACCCGACACCTTTCAACCCAGAGTCCGGTTTGGACATAACATACCTTGGGTTATGGCTAATGGACAACAGATTGACAATGTGCTTGACCTTCTTGGTAAGAGTAAGGATTTAAATACCCTCATACAGCCAAACCAGGTTATCATTTATAACCTTTTTGGAGAGAAGGCAGATAAGATAGTGCTTCAAATCCGGCCTAATATGATAGAGATGAAGCCCGAGTCTTCTTGGGCTGATATTAAATCTATGGGACGTAACCTACCAATGTATCACTACCTTGGAGCAAGTCAAGAGCTTCATATTAACACCTCCTGGTTCTTATCCAAAAAACCTGGAGATCCGGGATTTAACCCTTATGAAGTCATCAACAATTGTCGAAAGCTGGAGTCTTGGACAATGGCTAATGGCTATTACAGCTCTCCCCCTATCCTTCAAATAGAATGGGGTCGTTCAGGTATGTTCGAGGACCAGTTCTGGATATTAGCCTCTGCTACCTATAATCTAAAAGATTTTCATGATCGAGCCTTAATTCTTAAAGATACTGCTTGGAGTAGGGACGAACAAGGTAATCCCCGTTACTCTCCCAATATACGGGAATTAATCAATTCGGGGTTAGTACCATACAGTGCTACTCAAGAATTGATTTTCAAAAGAGTATCTGACCATAATCTCCTTCATAATGAGATATGCCCTCCTCTTAAACCCTTAGAAACCCAATCAATATGAGCTCTCCCTATCATAATGCTATTCTTCTCCAATTTCCGGATGGAGATGAACTTTTACAGCCCACAGAGACTTCCTTTGTGGGCTATACTACTGTTCATACAGTAAAACCCGGACAAACTCTACAAAATATTTCCTATGCCTATTATGGTGACTCGGGTTATTGGGATAAAATTGCTTTAGCCAATAATATCCTTAACCCTTTTACCGAAGTGGTAGCAGGGATGAAATTACTCATACCTAATTTAACGTGATATGCCAGTACATTTCCCAGTATTAGTAGGAGGTACCGCACAGCCCTATCTAGCATTGTTTGACGTTGATGGTAAACCAATTCTGAATACCCTCACGGGAATTCCTCTAGGAGCATATATATCCTCCTTCTCCTATAAGACCGAAGTGGGTAATGAAAACCAAGCTACTATCCTTATAGACTCAGGTTCTTCCCTAATGGTTGATGGTACTGAGGTATCAGAAGGCCACCAAATATTTATACAGTTTGGTTATATCTATGCTGACGGAAGGACTCTATCAAGTAAGCCTATTGCCCTCAAAGTTAAGGATGTAGATTTACTATTTGATGACCGGGGGACCCATATAACCCTGAAGTGTATAGACGACTCTATGATATCCCGTTTCACTCCAATCTTCATACCCCTTCCAAAAGGCACAGAAAAAGAAGAGTTTACCCTTGAGCAATTCATGGATAACGGCTGCAATAACTTCATAGGTATAATTATCCGAAAATATAAATGATATGGCACAACAAAGATTTAGTACCTCTGGTAAGGTATCTCCCGAGAAGTTGATGTCTAGCCCAGTCTTCGAATCTATACAGAGTAGTAATTTACCTTTAGAGGCTCCTTCTGAAATTCTGTATGCTAATGCCTTTTCCGGAGAAGAACCCGTAGAAATGCCTGCAGACCTGAAAGAGATATTTAATGACCCAAATATAACCCTCACCGCCCCAAATTTTAGAGCTCAGTTGGAGCAACTGATAAACCAATATGACTCTGATGCTGGGCCTTGGTATATAGATGGTTCTGATGGTATTCTTCTGGTCCACAATAAGAAGGTTACAGACCAAACCGAAACTCTTTACAGATACCAAGATGAAACTGGAGAAGTGCTCAAGGTTCAAGTTACTACCAATTATGTGAGTGCTGGGGTTGGCCAAAGTATGGTATCTCTGGGAGCTACATCAAAGGGTTTATATGGTACTACTAATATTGCCCCTACTCTTGAGGATATTCTAGATAAATACGGTAGTGAGACTACAGATCCGAAAGCGGGCCTTAATTTAGTATTACAAAGACCTCCAGGCAAAGCTCGGTTTGCCACATCTACTACTACTCATGGGGGTATCCAGAAACCCCTAGTGCGTACTATGGATGCTACCAGTCAGAAGACCTTATATCACAATGAGATTAAGGCTAATGCCGATGCTGTAAGAGCTCATTCGAAGAATGAGCTATTCCTTCAAAAGGTTACAGATGCTATCCAGCAATTGGTACGCCAAAACTTCACCGGAGTACAGCAACCCTTATTCAAAGCTCAGTTATTGGATTATATAAAAACAGGTAAGGTAGGAAGCATTTTGGGTCTAATCTTGAATAAGGAAATACCCTTAGCAGATAAAACCATAGCTAGGTTTACCCACCGCTCTAGATTGCATTATTGTAAAACCTTTTATATTAAGGGGGGAAGACATAGGAATACTCCCACCGATCAAATTATCGAGGATATTAAAAACTCAATTAAGAACCAAGCCAGTAGCAGGGTGAGTAAAAGTCGAGATAGGGGAGTAGCTGAGTGGAAGATAAAGGGTACCTGGTATACGGATGCCGAGATAACTGCTATGGCTAGAAAGCAAAGTAGAACCGGTTATAAAGGATACCCTATGGCTATTAGCCAATCCTACATTCAACAGACAGCTAACTCTGTTTCGGCTAAATACTTTATAAACAACGCTACTATTCAGGGAGCTAGAGTACTCAACTATGGAGATAAAATAGTAGTCACTGTAGACCTCTCTGGTGCTGCTCCGGTTAAAGTTACGGTTAAAGACATGATTAACATGTTGGCTCAGCGAGAGGGTTCTCCGGTTGCTATGCTTAAACAGGCTAACGCTTTACGTAACTCAAACAAGAGGGCTAAACGTAAAGAGGTCGAAGTTCAAATGACGGTTGTTGGTAACCCCTTATTAGAAGCCGGACAAACTATAGCTATACAAAATATCGGTAAAAAATACTCTGGCTATTGGCATATAAAATCCTGTATACATAAACTGGATTCTAATGGGTTCACTACCAGCTTAACCTTGGATCGAGGGTCTGGCTCATCAGGCATAACCGTATCTACCTCGGTTACAGGTCAAGCACCTACTCCAAGTACTTTAAAAGGTACAAAGGGTACTCATACTGGAACTACTACAGTAGTAACTCCTAATAAAACCGATAATTGGAACAGTGGAGATATTGCCCTACTTGAGAACATGGGAGCAGCTGCCCAAACCGGAGACGCTAATGCTCGAAAGGTTTACAATGAAATGATAGAACTGATGAAATATTCCCGTAGTCATGGTACTACCGGAGAACCCCTGTATGAGATAGATATCGACGAGTTCGTATACAACTACTCTACTGAGCATAGGAGACCAGGTTCTAAATTCTCCCCTAAAGTTAAGATGACTCCTGCTGGTAAGAGAGCTTATGAGGCTATGATAAAAGCCCGTGCTGAAGAAGCTAAACGACGAGCTAGAGCTGCAGAACAAGCTCTAAGGAATACTCTGAAGTTAAAGTTACCCAAGCTTACCCGGCCTAGTAAGGGACAACTCAATCTCTCAATTATTAAGAAGAAATAATTATGTCATCCGATATACTCCAACTTCTATCCGAAAGAGGATTAGAAACTATAAACCGATACTATGGTATTCATAGGGCCATAGTTCAAGAAGCTACCGACCCTGAGAACTTGAATCGTTTATTGGTATGGCTTCCAGATATACCCAATGCTCCAAAAGTATGGGCACTGCCAAAAGGTAGCCATGGAAGTGTTCAGAATGGTTTCAAGTACCTGACTCCACAACCTGGAGATTTTGTATATGTCACCTTTGAGTATGGAGATATTTCTAAAGCCCTATGGGAGTATCATGGTTGGGGAGTAGGAGAAACTCCTCCCCAACTAATAGGCCCGAATACTGGAGGGTTTGTAACTCCCCGAGGTAATCGCATAGTCTTTCGAGAGGATGATGATACTTTGGAGATATCCTTCCAGGGAAATATAAATATAACCTCTTCAGAGGGCACAGTGGTTTTATCAGGAGAGTACATTAATCTATTATCCAGAAGCGGAATCGTTTTTAATAAGGGCGAGAATGATGGTACAGTAAATGTACTCGACTTAACCAATCGTTTGAACCAATTAGTTCAAGAACTCGAACAACTTAAAGTAGAGTTGAGCACTCATACTCATACGGGAGTAACCACTGGGCCTGGAGCTTCTGGACCTCCAGCAGTACCCCTAACTACCGTATTCCAACCTTTCCAGGAAACCGACTATCAAGACACTTCAATAATCCATTAAACTATGAACCCTCTCCAAAAACAAAACATGAATGAGATAGCCATAGGTTCTGGTATGACCTTCCCTATAGAGCTATCAGAGTCTAAACATGGCCAAGGGTGGTACCCCGTTAAGGGGGATGTTAACCTTATAAAGAACAACCTTCAGAGCCTGATATTATACCCCATTGGGTTCAGGTTTAGACAAGAAGACTATGGGACCCATATTACCTCCTGTTTAGAGGAGCCTAATACACAAGCCCTTAGGTTTTATATTAAGGCTTTCATACTTAATGGTATTCAACAATTTGAACCACGAATAACCTACCAAAATCTTTATATGGCTCAAAGGGAGGATCAACTCCTTTTCCAGATAAACTATGGTATTAACTTGACGGCCTTAAATGATAATTTGAGTACATCAATCACTAGACCCACATAACTATGGCAATACAGAATCCCTGGCTGTCCCCTTTGGAAAGAGGGTATCAGCAAATCAAGCAAAAACTTGTGGATAAGCTGTTAGCTTTAAAAGATAAAGAGGGCAACACTTTAATTACGGATAATACAGAGGGCAACATCTTAGTACTTATCCTATCCCTCTTTTCAGGCATAGCAGAAGTTATCCATGTATACATAGACAATGTTGCAAGAGAAACCTTCTTAACTTCGGCTAGAAGGTATGACTCAGTAGTTAAACATGGCCGCCTCGTGGATTACCATCCTAAGGCGGCCATAGCCGCGTTATGCGATGTAGTATTTACCCGTTCTATAACAGACTCCATAAACCCCTTAACCATTCCCCAAGGTTTAACCCTGAATGATGATAATGGTAATACTTGGATGGCTTTAACCAGGGTTACTATGCCCGCTAATACCTCACAGGTTACTGTACCCTTTATTCAACATCAACTCATAACTAACGGTATATCTACCACAGTGGGTAAAGATGAAAAGGGGAACTTGAAGGCCTCATTATCAGGTATACAATCAGGCTATGAACACCTAAGCTCCAACGACGTAAAAGTTGGTGGAGTAGCTTATAGTGAAGTAGAAACTTTTGCTTACTCCAAACCCACAGATACCCACTTTATCATAGAGTCCAATTCTGCGGGGGGACTAGACATGGTATTTGGTGACGGGGTATTTGGTAAAAAGCCCTTGGTTGGTCAAAGTGTTACTGGTAATATTTATATAACTCAAGGGGCTAGGGGGAATATTAGCCCAGCTGCTATTACAGGTACTTATGAGGGATGCTCTTACTCAAACCTTTCAGGTGGGGGTGGTTCTGACTATGAGGACTTTGAGACCCTGAAAAAGAGGATACCTTTAAGTGTTAAGACTCTTGGAGTAGCTATCACTAAACAGGACTACATAGACTTAACCCAACAAATCCCAGAAGTGTCACAGGCTGCTTTGGAGTATATCTGTGGTAGGAAACTTAATATCTATATATCGGCTATGGGCGGAGGTCAGCCCTCCGGTTTGACCTCCAAGGTACTTAATTACCTTAGGCTTCGTTCTCCTATGAACACTTGGCTTAAGGTTTATTTTGCTGAACAAAGTAAGATGGTCCTTAAAGTAGATGTAGTGGGTAAACCCTCATATAAGTCCGATGATATCCGAAACTCAATTGTTTCGGCATTAAGTAAGGCTTATCCGATAGATGGGCCTATTGGAGGAAAAGTAAGGCTATCCGATATCTACGCTTTAATTGACAACCAACCTCCTGTAGACTACCTACACATTAAGACCTTTTATGTTATGCCTTGGCCTAAGGTTATTTTTGGTAATGCCCAGTTAACCGTTAATGATTTCAATATAAAATCTACTAACGGTCAGGCTAAGTATCTAGTAGAGTTTATAACGGGCTCTCAATTTAGAATACTGCCCCAGGATAACATCACCACTTTTTCATCAAACCAGGAAGCTAGTTACCAACAGTTTGAAGGTACTCTTGGTCAATCTCTAAATGTTAACTACCCTAATGGCTTTGACTTCGATATCCAATTGGGTGGTAAAGGTTTCCATGGGGGATATAAGTATGAGTTCACCGTAGCAGATACTAACTCAGATTATGAGCAGGCAGGGTTTAACATCCCGGTATTTGACGTTAATAACCTTACACTTAACATCACTGAAACGACATGATAGACTTAAACAACCTCATAGACTTTTTCCCGTACTACTTTAAGGAGAATGACTCCTATAAGGTAAATGGGCAAGGGCTCTTGGAAAGGTTTCTAAATATTTGCGGAAACTATTTTCAGGAGTACCCGGTAAAAGACTTGGATAACTTCCTAGAAATTCTAGACGTTAACCAGACTAATGTTATATTTATTCAAAACTTTTGGAAATTCTTTGGAGAGCTGCCTTTTGCTCAGGGCCCCATCATAGATGGTGAAATTTTCACCAAAACCTTTACGGGGTTTAATTTTGATGAGGCAATTCAACAAGCTACCCGGTCTACTCAACCCTATACCGGAAAAGCTAACCTGGACTACCGGGCTTTGATAAAATACTCAGTATCCCTTTTTAAGATAAGGGGTACCCAACAATTCTTTGAGATAATGTTCCGGCTGTATGGGCTAGATATCGGCATAATTTCCCCCATAGATGAGAACCCTTTCTTAAAAGATCATACCACTCGATTCGATTTAGAGGATACTCAGTTCGATAAGGCTACTCTTGATAACTACTATAGGTGCCAGAATTGCTTAGATGTTACCTTCAGCCTTACCATCCCCGAGTACCTTAAGACTTGGACTCAAAGCCAATTATTACCCTACATTAAACAGGTTAAGGCTTTCATCGAACGGTTTGTACCCTTTTACATTAACCCGATTATCCGAGTAGTGGGTCAAGCAAGCCTAAGTCAAGTAACTATTTCTGTTTCAACTAAAGAAATGGATTTGAACTTAGACGAGAAAGCTACTGTACAAGTAAAGGTCAGCCCAGTGGTAAAGGATAACCCTTTGGTATCTCTAGCTTACCAGGTTGCTGTGGTTGGCCTTGATGAAACCCCTACCCAAGAAGATTGGGGTCTTCAAGAATATACGGATCCAAATTATACCATATACTTAGGTAATAAAAGTTATTGGTTTAGGCCCGTTGCTAAGGCCCTTGGTTCCTCTCCGGTAAGTGTAAAAGTTAATGAAATGTACACTACCAGTCAGTATATGATCTGGATAGTGTCACCCTTAGCTGCTGGAGACCGAATACTATCTAGTAAAAAGAAAACCATAGAGATAAATGTAAAGGCTGTCGAGAACATTTATACATACCTCAATGGGGTAAGAATCCATGTCTCAACTAAAAACCCTGCCATTCATTGGGATAACACTGGCCAAGTCTTTGGTAATGGTACTGCTAAAGTTACGGTAGACTATTACGGTACACAGACCTTCAGTGTTCAGGATTACCGAAGCCGAAAAGCAAACATTTATATTGATGCTACTGCCGAGTATAAAGCAGAATTAGAGGTACTTATCCTGAACTTAGACCCCAAATACCTTCTTATTAAAGATAATAATTTTGAGCCTGGTATAGGTTCTGGTACAGACATATCAAAGTTAGCTCCCGGTATCTATGCTAGTGAAGACGGAGCAACTTGGACATCTCATAAATTCGAAACTACTTTCAGAGTAACCAACAGGGAGGGTGTAGAACAACCTCAGGCCTCCGTAGTAGACATTTCTAATACCTTTTTAAAATATAAATCTGGCCAGTCTTTCATACCTTTTTCTAGAGGAGCTGGTTCTTATACCTTTAGGGCTATCCTAATGGACCAAGTAAGTGAAGATGTAGTATTACGGGTATTATCCGACTCTGAACAAGTTCTCAGACCTATCTTTAGGAGCATAAGTGTATCTCCTAATCCCTTAACTTTCCAATACTCCAGCACCCCATCCCAAAGAACTTTAGGAGGAGAATTAATTATTGCCAACCTTACTCAAACCGCTGCCCAAAATTATAATCCAGTAGTTGTGATGGAGGATTCTAGAACGGGGCAGGAGAAGAAACAAGAGATAAACTGTACATTCAAAGAGTACGTAGGTGGCTTAGCTAAATACTCTTTCACGGTTACTCATAATGGTGGTGATACTCTAGAGCCATATCAACTAATTTTCTATGCTAAAGAAAACCCTAATCTACGGGACACCGTATCAGTTATAACGGAAAAGCCCTCAGAAGTTTTATACATCTCTCCTAATAGGAGTCAAAGAGCTCAGTGGTCTGGTATGGATCCCAATGACTCGACTAGGGATATTCGACTAACCTTCCAAGCTGAACCCGGTAAAAATATAGCTAAGTTTACTTTTGAAGGAAATTATTCGGGGGAGATAGTGGGACCTAATGGTCAAATATATTTTGTGGCTAATAGTGAAGATGATACCATAGAGATAGAAGTTCAAGGAGATCAAACTCTAAACTTCCAAACTTCTACCGGCATTACTCTTACCGTGATACTTCGGGATTATCCTGCAGTAGTTACTATTAGTTGTAATCCCACTAGTGGTACTCTCACTGAAAACCAGAGAGTCGTTTCTACTAGAGTAACCGGTACCACTAATAAATCCGAATTATTTAGGTTTAAGATAGACGGTGAAGCTAGTATTTATGTAGCTAATCCCGAGTATATCTTTAAGACTAGTGATCCCGGTACTCACGTATTCACCGCCCTAGATGATCCTACTAAAGAGGCTACTTTTGTGGTAGACAGCACTATTAACACTGGCCTCCAAGTAAGTAGGGACTTCTTAGTATGGGATTCCCGTGACACCTCCGAGCGCACCATAGACATCAAGGTACCAACTAATGTACTCGTAACTATCACAGAAGAGAATCTACCACCCATAATAGAAGTATAAATTATGTTGAATGAAGAAGTACACATTACAGAAACTGTATCTCGAGGACTAAAACTCTCTATGACCACTTTATTAGGAGAAATCGGCTCGGTATTATTTGAGCTACGGTGGTTTATACTGGCAGCTTTTGCTCTCATCTTAGCCGACCTATGGTTTGGTATTCAAGTATCCCGTAAAAAAGGTTTAGAAATTAGACGTTCTAGTGCAGGAAGAAGAACTTTTAATAAGTTTATAGATTATATTCTATATATCGTTCTAGGGACTACGCTGGCAATGGCTATTGCTCAGCCTTGGGATATTAACCCTTTATATATTTCATCAGGCATTCTTATCCTCTGTTACACCTTTGAGATAGACTCTATTTATTCACATATATGTTTCCTTCATGGAGCTAAAAAAGAAATCTCAATATTCAAAGTTCTATGGCTAATACTCACCCTCCGGGTCAGAGAACTTAGAGAATTAGAGAATATTACTATCAACAAAAGTGAAACAGATAATTTACAAGCACCACTTAATCCTAACGAAGAAGAAGAAAAGATATGAAAACGTACTTTACTTACGAAGGTCAAATAGGCAGTAAGGAAGTGGCTGAGGCCATTGCTTTTCCTGTTGGCCTTGGCCCTTTCATGGGCTTTGGTTCTGCACAAGTAACCAACACTTCAATAACCCTTTCACCCCGTTCCCCAGGTGAACTGGCTACTACTAAACCTTCTCCTTATTATAAGGATATCAATGACCGAGTACTTGCTAGGAGAGTTACTCTCCGAGGAGAAAGTGCTCTACCCAGTTTCGGTTTAATTAACCGAAGCGGACACATTTGGGTTTCTACTCAACCCAACCTTGTAATTGATAACATTCGAGGTAGTAAGGGGGCTTGGAACGAGGTCTTGGTATTCGCAGTATTCCAAGATGTTCAGGAACCCATAAACAATATGCCTACTCTTGTGGCATATTGGAACTCTTCTCAGCAATCCTTCTATGAGTACTGGAAACAGTCTATAGACCAAGACTATGGAAAAACTGAGAATACCAGTCTGGACATAGACCCTTGGCAAAGCTCCCATATAAGCTTTGAAGACCTTGAGAAAAAAGTCATTGCTGCTGTTGGAGACTGGTATAACAGTTCTAATACGGCAGTACTAATCGGTATATATGGTACTGGTACTAATGTATATACCAACGACAACGAAGATTTTGCTTTGGTACCATACGGTGGAGTATTCCCTCAGTCTCTACCGTTTACCCCGGACTACTATTTCAAACTCAAAAGGGTCCTTTCTTATCTGAATGACTTCGTATTAAATGGGCTAACGGGCTATACTTCACTCAAAGCCTACATCGACTATCGTTTGGGAGATATAGGAGATACTAAAGATAAAGAGGTTCTTGGGACTATACCTATCGGGGGTATCATCGCTTGGTATGGTACTTCGGTTCCAGAAGGCTGGGCAATCTGCGATGGTAACCAGGGAACTCCTGATCTCACGGGTAAGTTTATCCGGGGTGGAGGCGGAGGATTTAAGCCCGGAGATAAAGGAGGTCAGAATGAGGTAACCCTTACTACAGCTCATATGCCTAGACATAGGCACGGGGGAATACCTTACCTTCGAAACAATAAGGGTGATAATGCATCAACTAATACTAGCTGGGCAATGGCCCTATATGTAAATAAAGATGCCCTGAACGGAAGTTATACTGACTATGAGGGTTCTGATAACCCAACCCCGGTTCCTACTCTCCCCCAGTATTTCACTTTACTATATATTATGCGAATACGATAATAAAAGATACTATTCCTTTTTGACTACTCATAACAAAGAAAATGCCCTGACTGTGAAGCCGGGGCATTTTCGCATGATGAACCAGAGATAGAAAAAGAGTTAATATTTTAATTCCTTTTGGGCTTGATGAATCCAGTATTCTATATCCTTACGGAGATCTGCAATATAATTAACTGAGGACCGGGTCCTGGGCAATTCAAAGAAATCCACAAAAGTAATATTGGGTATTCTTTTCCCTCGTTCATCCGTAGGAAGTAAAACCTCGGGAGGGTCCATGGTTAATTGGAAGATAAGGAAAGCATCCGGAGATAGATTCTTCCTCATGTAATCCTCAATCATTTTCATGTGTTCTTCTTTAACTTCTACTTCTTCAGAGTCATCCTCAAGTTCCTTACTATTATCAAATAAGTCTTCCATTGAAGTTAAACTCTGGTTGTACTCAGCTTTTTCTCCGTAAGCACTTCTGAGAAGTTTATTCTTAAAAGTGGATAATGCTCTCAAGATATTTGCCTGTAAATGTTCTTCTGAACAAGTACCATAATACTTGTTGAAGACAAATAAGAACTTGTCATCAAAGTAAGAGGCAATAATATCCGGAGTTACATTAAATCTCCTATGGTCAATGGTTCTGGTGAGGTTTCTAATTACTGGGCGAGTAACCCGGTATAATCTCTGAAAAAGTTCCCGGTCATAATTCTCGGGCATTCCAGTTAACCTGTGTATCTCGGAACCGTTTCGTTCTTCTTTAGGTTTCATTAGTAATATTGAATTAAAATTTATTAAATTTTTTACAATGCAAATTTAAGACATTATTTTAATATATCCAAATTTTAGTAGAGCTGGTAGAGGAGTATGATACACCCTCTAGATTGAGCTACTATACACATGAGAACAAGTCCACTATAACTATATAAATTTAAACCCAGAACAAGATGAAAAAACCACCTAAGATTAAATTCGAGTTTACTCCCGAGTTCCAACTCGAAATACTTAGATACATCATCCGGGACCCTGAAGGACCCATTGCTTTATCCCGTATCAAATCAAGTTATCTTACCTTGATTGAGCACAGTATAATTGCAGAGGGTATCTTATCTTATTTCAAGAAGAAAAAGAAGATACCCTCAGAAAATGTCCTTAAACAGGTAGTCTCGGATATGTTACAATCTAAGAATTATGTAGACCTGGTAACTAAGGAGGACATACCTACTATCAAGGCCATTATAAAAGACCTATATAGTAAACCCCTTCAGGACTCTGAATACATTCAAGAGAAGATATGGCAATTTTCTACCTATGTAGAAATGAAGAATCTGAACGATTCTTTGGACCTTAATAACTTCGAACAATATTCTGAATATTCTAAAAAGGTCGACACTATTCTCCAGAACTCCCGACCTGCTAAAAAGGATGAACCCCTTTATTTCATTCGAGGCGTGATTGATAGACAATTAAGGAGACAAACTGATACCGATATTATACCCTGTCCTTATTGGCAGTTAAATGAACTTACCAATGCTGGAGGTTTTCCTGCAGCTAGTGTTATGGTTCTCTTAGATAAACCCAAGGCAAAGAAAACCTTCTTCTTGGTTAACCTTGCTAAAGGTTATCTTCGTATGAAAAAGTCGGTTCTTTATGTAGACCTTGAGAATGGTAAAGCCCAAATTATGGACCGATTAACTCAGGCTTCAATTAGTAAGAGTAAAAAGGAAGTTTACTCGGGGCTGTTCGATAAAGCTGAGTTAAAACACGTTAAGAAATTAGCCCGATTGGGAGTCGAGTTTGTAGTACAACGTCTCCCTGCTATGTTAACCACAGCTAATCAGATTCGGGATTTAATCCTGGAACAAAGAGCTAAGGGCATAGATATCCGAGTGGTAATGATCGACTATGCTGCTAAGATGGGCAGTATCAAAGGAGATCGGGATGATTTTGAGCGTATCTCAAATGTATACATCGATATCCAGGACATGGCTGAAGAACTCAACCTGGATTGTATATGGACCGCTAACCATATAACTCGAGAGGGCAGTAAGCATAGGGCTACTCGTTATCAAGAAAATGATATATCTGGAGCTATTTCAATTGTTCGTAATGCCCAGGTTATTCTTGGTTTAAATGCAACTGCCCAGGAAGAAGCCGATGGTATACAACGCCTGGAATTAGTAGTTCAACGAGATGGTAAACCTTCTGGAAGGGCACTATTCAAAGTTAATGTAGACCAACAGAAAGCAGTAGAGTTCACCCGAGAAGAACGTAAGGGTTACGACCAAGTCTATGCCGGAAAACTAGAAGATGCTATCCGTAAATCGGATGGTGACCCTTCAGTGAAAAAGTCTAAGACCCCTAAACCCGACAATCATGGAGATATTTAAGTATGAAAGTAACGAGCTCCTTCAAGTCTAAGCTTTATACCTATTTCGTAAAAAGATTGGGTGCCTACAAGTACCGTAATGGGTGGCTTAAGGTCCCAGTCTGCCCCTTTTGTGGGAGGGAAAAAAAGCTTGGCATAAACCTTAACACGTATAGGACCAATTGCTTCAAGTGCGGGTATCATTCTAATCCCTCGCAGTTTATTATGGATGTAGAAGGATTAAACACTTATAATGAACTTCTAAAACTACTAGATAATGCCGAATACACCGAATATACTTTCACGGAAGAGAGGGTTCAACTCCGTGAAAGAAAAATGTTTTACCTCCCTGAGGGTTTCAAACTTATCAACCAGGGAAGCAGTCAACTTTCTCAATCAATACGAGGATATGTTACTAAGAGAGGGTTTCGACTTGACCAAATGGTTAAAGCCGGAGTTGGTTACTGCAACTCGGGAGATTTCTTTGGTTACCTCATTATCCCTTTCTACTATCGTGGCCAACTTCGGTATTATAATGCACGGCAAGTATACGGCCATGGGCCAAGATATAATAATCCCACGACGGATATTACTGGGGTAGGCAAGGAATTTATCATATATAACCATGATGCTCTTAGTCTATATAACTCTCTCTTTATATGCGAAGGAGCCCTCAATGCTCTTACTCTCGGGGAGAGGGCTATTGCGACTATGGGTAAAGCCGTCTCAGCTTATCAAATTAACGAACTCATTAAGAGTCCCGTCGAACGCTTTATTATACTTCTCGACTCCGATGCCAAAGCCCAAGCTATTAATCTTGGGCTTAAATTAGCACCCTACAAAAAAGTTAAGGTAGTATTTCTCCCCGACGATAAGGATGTAAATGATTTGGGCCGTTCTAGAACTCTTAGCTATGTATACTCTACTCGTTATCAAGATTACAATGACTTAATAAAATTAAGAAACTCGATATGAAAAATGAAAAGCTAAACCTTTGAGAATCAGTTCTTATAGGGCATCCTTTTCGTAAGGCTTATGCTCTTATGTTTAATCATCTAAGTTGGTTAATTATGATATTCAATGTTCACAAAACAGGCAATAAGGAATATGACATCAAACAAGTCCCTGCTTTTGCCTTTATCCCCGAAGTAATCAATAATCCTAATAAAGGTTATATCTGGGGAGAGTTTTATAATAAAATATACGAGTATCGGAACTGTGCTTGGCACTTCGAGGGGAAGTTACACAGGCATTTCCCTAAAGCTCGTTTCACTAACAATGAGGGTAAGGTGATAGAGATAGTTTATCTCGAAGCCTCCCTCGGTTACAAGGTCATGTATTTCATAAGATATATTCTTATTCTGCTTCTCTGGATAGGGATTATCTATGCACTTATATACTTATTAACTTAGTAAAATGAGAGAACCCAGTGTGCATATAACCAAATCACAGTTCATCCAAATCCTGGATGGACTAGATATAAAGGCATTCCCAGTGGATGCCTTTTTTAGTCAGGCAGCTAAACGTGCTCTAAATACTAGAGCTATAACAGTTACGAATAAAAAAGTAACTAAGCAAGTTTCTAAAGTTTTACTAGCCTCTAAAGGGGATACTCAGCTAACCGCTGATATCATCTATGCTGTACGTATCAAACTTAAGCATAGAGGAATCCGAAAGATAACCGAGTTCAATCGAAGAGACTGGACTTTATGTAAGGAGCTCACAAGTATCTGCAACCAATTTGCAGAGACCTATAATTTTGAAAATGTTCGTGAGGCTTTTATAACCTATATCACGATATGTTTCAATAGGATGGGTCGTAATCTCCGAAACTGGTTACCCCGACTAATTTCTATGTCCGAGAACGTATTCAACTATTACGGTTCACTTCAAGAGTCTCGGGATGATAATAACCCTCGGGAAACTGCTCGACTTTATGCTATCTACCATCGAAAGATTGCAGATGCTACAGGCATAGTTGAGAGTCGTTCCCTCGAGGAGAACCCAGAACAACATCTTGACTTCATCCAACTTAGGAAACTTCTAGAATCCCAGGGTTGGGATGGAGAAGACTTTATAGAAGCTCAGTTCGAAGCTATGGCTTGGTGTAATGGTATACCAGAAACTCATAATCTTTATGGTCAAAAAGCTATAGATAGGTACCAGAAGTATATATATAAACAAGGTAATAACGCCCAACACTCGGAGCCTAAAGTATCGGGTTCCATTTGGGATTTAATGAATAAATAAAATGGCTAGTATAATTATCAAGAACTGCAATCAGTGCGAATTGGACATTCCTCTGAAATATGCGCAAAAACTTTATCAGGATTTTGCCATCAGACACCCGGGAGCTTTCTACCTTAAAACAAGGGTAAGAGGTATGCAGGATTGGGATGGCAAAATAAAATACATCAATAAGTCCGGACTCTTTAAGATAGGACTGCTCCCAGCCGTACTCACTAAATGTAAGGAGTACGGCTTATCTGTGAAAGTAATAGATTTGAGACGGCCTGTACCTAAAGTAAAGAAAGTAATAACCAAAGTCGGGAAGTTTACTCTTAGACCCGAGCAAAAAGAAGCAGTAGAACGTATATGCTTTAATCAGATAGACCATCAACCTTTCCATATAGGAGTACTAGATTATACCGTAAATGCGGGTAAGACTCTGATTATGGCGGCTACTTACTTATCTTTCAAAAGAGAATTAAAAACCCTACTTATTACCAACGACTCCGATTGGCTTAACCAGGCTAAGGAGGAGTTCCAGGAATATCTCCCAGGAGAAGACATATCCTTTATTCAAGGCCGAAGTAAAAAACCTTGGACCCAGTTTAATATTGGTATGGTACAATCCCTCTCCCGTAATATGAAGTTCTATCAGAATGAGATGTCAAAGATAGATATGGTGTTTGTGGATGAAGCCGACCAAGCGGGAAGTAGGCAATATCAGAATGTCCTCACTCATTTATATAATACCCGAGTCCGTATTGGATTATCAGGTACCATTTACATGAGTAAATTGGCTAAGGATAAGGTAAAGAACATGAACCTTATGTCTTTCTTTGGGGAAGTAATCGGTCGATTCACTCTCAAGGAATCCATCAAAAAAGGCTACTCTACTAATGTTGTGGTAAAGATGATTGAGATTGGTAAATGGCTTAAGGTACGGGACCCTGAATGTACCTTAGGTAATACCTATCGAGATATCTATACCCGGTGTATCTTAGAGAGCCCATGGTCGGTTATACCTATACTTAAACGGGTATCTTTCAATGCCGAACAAGGTAGAATCCCTATGCTCGTAGTATGCAAGTTTGTTAAACATGCTGAACTACTAAGAGATTTAATTAGAGAAATACTAGCAGATACCTATAATATTGCCTGTGTACATGTTAAAACTCCCAATAAAGAGCGTAAAAGAATAATGCAGGATTTTAGGTCGGGTAAGATCCAAATCCTGGTATCTACTACCATCATAGCTCGAGGTAAAAACTTCCCCCTACTCCGAGCTATGATAAATGCTGGGTCTATGAAAGCCCAGGAGAAGTCCATCCAATTCCTTGGCCGATTAGTTAGAAGTCATGCCTCTAAAACTAAGGCCTATTTGGATGATATTCATTATCCTGGGAAATACCTGGATAATCACGGTAAAAGTAGAAGAAGATATTATCAAGAACAGGGACTTAAAGTTATTCGTATCACGTATGGAGATAAGAAGGATAGAGATTAAAGGTACGCCTTTTCTATTGGATAGACTAAAGAGTAATACTCTTTTCGAGTTTCGAGAAAAGAGTATTCACTTAAGCATAAACCCGGGGCATATCCCCTAATCCCTAATCCAGAAAAGACAGGAACTATAACTCATTCTATAATTCTTCTAATAAGCCCCTAATTTACTCATTGAGATGATTATCTCTTACTCTGAGGAGTTTTCTCCTCCTATATTAAATTAACTCTTATAAATTTATGTAATTATGGCTAGACCCGGAAAACTCCTTAAACAATTTGAGGAACTAAAAAAGAAGCAGTCTGAGCTTTTCAGACAGAATCAAATGGTTCAGGCTATGCAGTTACAGCCTAAGATCAATAAAATCAAGGCTGAGCTCTTAGCAATACAGAAAACTGAGGAAGATAGGTATTACTCAGAGAAAAAGACTCTGAGAGAACTATTACCCAAAGATGAAATAGAAAGGAATAATATCCATAAGATGTTGGTGAAAGTATCCCTTGCTTCAGACTATCTTTATGACTGTATGTTTGAGCTCAAAGATAGGCTCAATTCAATGGGTATTCTGGTGGATTCTCTCTCAGAAGAGTCCAATGCAGTATGCAAGGCGGCTAATGCCCTTGCATCTAAGCTTATAACTGATAAAGCTCCAAAACTTAGTGAAGTCCTTCTTGATGATGAATCCCTAATAGATGGGCTTCATGCGGTAATGGATAAATACATAGAAAAGTCTCTCAAACTATGAAACCCGTGCATTACAACAGACTTAATCTGAAGAACTTAATAACCGTAACTCCCAGAATATGCCACAACAGTACTGGAGTTACCCGGGAATACTCCTTCCAATGTATCTACCCCTCTATAATCATAGAACTTACTCAAGTAGTGCCCATAGAAGAGGGTAAACCTATGGAGCCAGAAAAGGATCTCTTCATTTATAATCTACACATAAAGGCTATAAATAGTTTGAAGTGGTGGAGAAGACTCTTTCCC